CTCCCGTCCGACGATTTTGAGTTAGACGGTATCGAAGAGATTGATCTTGAGACTTACCTACAGCGACTCCGTTGGGAACCGCCGATTGAAGAAGACCTAGAGGCACTCGATGAGTTAGATGATTTTCTAGAATTCGTAGAACCTGAATAATGGACGAAGAACAACCACTTACAGAGATTGAACAGTCGAGGGCCGATACTGGCTTTCGGTATTATGTATGTCAGCCAGATGTCTACACCGCCCTCGCAGCCGGAGTAGACCAGTCTCGTGGTTACCCCAATAAGCAAGGCACGACTCTAACCGGATTACCTCCGGTCGAACAGCTCGCAGAAGCTACTGACGGTTCCGGCAAGCTCATCGCGATTGACTGCTGGCGGTTCACTGAAGCCGACGACCAGATGCTAGAAGGCCCACTTGAAGCCGGATCTATCGAGGAACTCACTGAACAGACATTCTTATCATTAAAACCAGCACCTACTGAACTCTAATGTTTCAACACATCACGCACCCCATATCCGGTATCGTTGGATCTGCTATCGCTTTCATGTCCACTTTGCCAGAGAATCTGGATATGGGCATCCAACTCCTCTCGACTTTTCTCGGCTTGATAATTGCCGTCCTCTCTGCTATAACGGCAGTTGAAAAATTTAAAAACCGCAAGAAATGATTGATTACATCTTAGAAAACAAAGACCAACTCTTCGGGGTTGTCACCGCCATTATCGCAGCCGCGTCAGCAATCGCTGCCCTTACCCCTACGCCGAAGGATGATACCTTTATCGGTAAGGCGTATAAGGTTGTAGACTGGCTCGCGCTTAACGTGTTCAAGGCTAAGGACAAGTGATTAACTCGTTTACAGAAAGCGTAGAGAAGGCACTTAAAGCTGGCTTCGACCCTGAATCAAATGGGTATAACGAGGTTATCGGGAAGATGCTTAAAGAGAAGTATCCTTTACTTATACCTAAACCACCAATACCTGATAACCCTACAGAAAAGCAACCCGACGTAGTGCAAGACACTTACGCACACGAAGCGTGGGTGTGGCATCCTGAAGACAAGGAAAAGGGCCTAAAAGGCGAGTGGCTCAAACATCAAGCTAGTTTTGATCCCGTCACGAGGAGGCTCTTAAAGGGGATGACGCATGAGACTATAGATAAGACAATAGCTGGTGAAAAAGAGTTTTCTGAGATTTATAAAGGCAAAGACGGGTATTATTACAGACGAAAGAAATGATCAAGCTACTCACTGAGCTGATTAAAGCATACGTAGCTACCCTTAACTGGAAAAGAAGAAGATACATTTATGAACTGGAAGATGAAATCGACGATCTCGCTGCTGACGGCTCTGCTGCTGCCAAGCTGCGCATCGAAAGGCTATCGCGACGCCTCCGCTTTGAACAGAAGTGCGCTCTACGATCCGCCAACAGTGACCTTAATTGAAGGTTATGAGTATCAGTTTAAGGAAGGCATCTTCGTCGGCAGTGGCCAGAAGTTTCACAGTGACTACAGCTACCGCCGCGCTATTATTATCGCGAAATGAAGCCAAGCGAAATACTCGACAAGATTCTAGAATTGATAGCCGCCTACAGAGCGGCTAAAGCTGCTAAACGTAAGAAGGTAAAGAAGCTCAAGAAAGTCGCTATCTGTGTTGGCCACAGCCGGATAGGCGACAAAGGCGCAAGCTCTGTCGGTGGTGTTAATGAGTGGTGCTACAACAAAGAGGTCGCTGATCTTTTACAGAACCACTTACGCCACCAAGGAATCCAGTCTGTTATATTCGATGACTACCCGTCAGAGAGCTACACCCGTGCAATGGATTGGTTAGGTCAGAGCATCGGCAAAGAGAAGTGCGACATCGCGATTGAGCTTCACTTCAACAGCTACTCAAGCTCGAAAGCAGAAGGCTACGAATACCTCCACTATGAGGGTAGCCAGAATGGTAAGAGACTCGCGAACTGTTTTCTTAAAGCCCATAGCAAAACCTTTAAGGTTCAAAAGGATCGCGGAGTCAAGGCAGTCGGATCAGGTCAGCGTGGCGTGTCGTTCTTGAGGAGCGTCCCACCACCTGCCGTAATATGTGAACCTTTCTTCGGCAGCAGCCCGAAGGAATGGGTTCTATTTGAAAACAAACACGCCTTACTAGCGAGCGTTTACGCTGAGGCGATTGTCGAATACTTTAACAACGCATGAGAAACTATCGAAAAGAATACGACAACTACCAAGGTAAACCGGAACAGAAAAAGAATCGGGCTAGCCGTAATGGCGCACGCCGTAAGATGAAGAAGCTTTTAGGTAAGAAGGTCAAAGGTAAAGACGTTGATCACAAGGACGGGAATCCGAAAAACAACTCACGTAAAAATTTAAGATTACTCAGCAAATCAAGGAACAGATCTAAAAAGTGAAAACACTAAAGTCAGTCATGATCGCTGGTCAGCGGATCAAGATTCATAGGACTGAGTTAGATGATTGCTACGGACAATACTTACACGAAAAACGAATAATCCAGTTACATAAGAAACTACCAGAAAATCAAATCATACCAACCTTACGTCATGAAATGTTACACGCCGCCTTCCATATCTCTGGCATCTCGTTCTGCGAGAGCTTTCAGGAAGAAGCCTGTATCCGTTGCATCGACGAAGTTTTCTTTCCAGCTTACGAACGAATCCTTAAACGCTTAAAATGAAGAAGAAATCAAGAGTCAATGAAGCGGGCAACTACACGAAGCCTACAATGCGGAAGCGTTTGTTTAATTCAATTAAAGCAGGAACAAAAGGCGGTAGAGCTGGCCAGTGGTCAGCCCGCAAAGCGCAGCTACTAGCAGCGAGATATAAAAAAGCAGGAGGAGGATACAGAGACTAATGAAACAATTCAAACCACACATGATGTATGATAAGTCTGGAAAGGCTTATAAAGCCAACACTTACGAACAACATTTAGCTATGAAGAAAAAAGGATACGGACACGCAAAGCCAGCAAGTAAACCATCGACTAAGTCTTCTACTAAGAAGAAGGCTAAAAAGATCATCCGAAAACGCTCCGGTTACTAATGCCTAAGAAAGCTTCACAGAGGTCTCTCGACAATTGGACACGGGAGAAATGGGGAACCAAATCCGGTAAGCCGTCTTTGAAGACAGGTGAGCGGTATTTGCCAAAAGCTGCGCGTGAAGCTTTGACTAGTGAAGAGTATTCACGAACTAGTCGCAAGAAGCGGAAAGGGATGAAGGCTGGTAAGCAGTTCGTCAAGCAGCCCAAAAAGATTGCGGATAAAACTGCAAACTACAGGAGCAAGAGCAGTCTCCTAAAAAGTGCGCGTAAGCGCAAATCATGAGTCGTTTCATAATCTACAAACCAACGTCTGACGATGTTGCCGAAGCCTTTAAAAGATCTGAAGCTCTAGGTAGTCTCAGAACTTCTTTTACCAACGGTAAGGGTAACATGACGGGCTTTCTTGGTGAGGTAGCATTTGAGAATACTTTCAAACAGTTCGATTACGTAGGCGATAATTCGTTCACCCACGACTACGAATACAAAGGTCTGACGGTTGACGTTAAGGCTAAGAAATGCACATCGAGGCCGATGCTTAACTACAACGCCTCAGTTGTGAAGACGAAGTTCAGTAAGTTTGAAGCTGACGTATACTTCTTCATGCGGGTCCACGAAAACCTTCGTAAGGTGTGGCTCTGTGGATGGTCGCCTAAGAAGTCGATTATCCACAAGAAACGGTTCAGTAAGAAGGGCGAGAGGGACGCAGACGGGTTTCGTTTCAAGGCTGATGGCTACAACATCGAAATAAAGAGGACTCGTCGGCCAGACGCTTTCGAGTCACTCCTCCTCCGGCGGTAATTGTTTGTAGTGGACGTGGCCCGTCCTTTTAAAGACGGGCCTTATTCCGTTCGGTGCTACGAGGTCTACGAATTCACTTAGAGGAGCATCTACGTAAGCGTCTATGATGGACGGATCTCCTCCTAGTTTCTCCATAGCTTCACGTAGGTCCACCCAAAACTCACCGCAAAGTTCCTGCCTCCTGATCTGAAGATCTTCGTTTGTCATCCGCTTTATAACCTATATCGTAATTCTCGCTGAGGTCAATGCTCCACAATTTTCCGCCGCCTTGTCCATGAGATATGACCGGACGGATCTTGTTATTGACCCGACTCGCCTCTTCTAGAGTTATCATACCTCTACGGCAGAACTCCAGATTACGAGAAGAGCCGACATCACGACCGTTGTTCAAGTCATGGATCATCACTTGGAACTCAGTCAGAGTACCGCTCCAACGATCCATTTCAGGATAGACTTCACGGCAACGCTTGGCGAAGAACTCGACCAACTCTGCAATCGAGCTACGGCTGCTGTTATCATAAGCGGCGTCTGCGATGGTAGGATCGATGTATGACTTCACACCGAACCGCCCAACGTCTTCGACTGCTTGAGGAATCTTCCAGTCGAGTAGGAACTTACCGAAGTGCGGTAGTTCTTGCTCGATGGTAGCCTCTAGCTGGGCGTTAGCCGGAAAACTATTGGTAGACTTATCGCTGATCAACAAGGCCATGAGCTTATCACGGTTACTGGTATCCAGAGAAGGAATCACTGACAGCGAGTTAGCGTCCATGTTCAGAGACAAGATAACTCGCCCTGTCCAAGGAATCGACATAGCGTCTGCATACTTGGCCATATACTCGACTCTCGGATTGGCTACCGCACGTTTGAGTAGTTCAGTTGCACGTCTCTGGTCTTGAAAGCTAGCTGCTGAGGTCGTATCGTCAATCACCCATGAAGCGACACGACCTAAGTCTTTGTTGAACTTCGTCTGACCCGACAGATAATCAGACGCATCAGAGAAACCCCCAACGAGTCCGCTGATAATTTTGTTCGACAATAGCGACTTGCCGCGACCTGTCGGCCCGACCAGCAGCAAAGCTTGTCCCTGTAAGGGAACCCTATCCAAGACCGCAGTGTAGAAACGCTGCATCCAAGAGTAAAAGTAATCTAGAGCTGGGTTCTTTGAGCTATCTACAAATAGCTGATTGAACCATTGATGTAGGAACGGCCACTTTGATGGGTCACCGTCAGCGTCAGGGTCAACCGGAACTAGGTTAGAGCAGTTGAGAATCCGGCTGGCGTTGTAAGATACAATACGTTCGTTTGAGAATACAACAGGAGCGATCTCATCAATCCGGTTGTTATTACTAATACTCAACCACGCTCTCTCTACTTCACTGACTCCCTGACCTTTTTTAACTCTAGTCGAGAAGCCCGCCTGACGTAACTCAAGAAGGAGTTGATCTTTAGGGATTGATACAGCGTTTCCGTATAGCAGCTTGAAGAAGGTCTTTCCGTTGAACCAGTATTCGTCGAGTAGGTTAGATAGCTTCTTGGTCTCGTAGTCCTTTACGAATGAACTGCCGAAGATGTCTGACCAGCTCATGAACCCTTTACCCGCTCTGTCTGAATAACACACGATGCCGTCCTCTACGACCTGACAGCCATCGCGGTTGATGCCGTCATCAATCCAGAACAACGGACCTCTGGCTCCGACTTCAAAATCACCGAACCACCGATTCGGGAATCGGGATTCGACTTCCTCTGCAATAACCGGAATAGGGATGGTGGTATCTGAAGACTCAGGTGGTTTAGAGTTTACAGCTTTTGAAAGAGCGGCATGAACAATATCCATTGTGACTGGATCATTTGTTCTCTGCCAATCTTCACCTAACTCAAAATATTGGTTGGCTCGAAAAGACGTGGTATCAAAACCAGCAAACAATTTGCTAATCTTTAACGTGAGGTTCATCGCCGATATAAAAGAATCGAACATCGAAGGGTCTATAGGAATCGACTCTTCAAACTCCCACACCAAACGGAGGTATCCGCTGTATGTTTTAGAGGACCAAGTTGGTTTTATCGTTCCGGCACAACTTGTATTTAACTTTGCATCAAACGAATTCCAATCAATGGGTGAATCATAATCGGCAACAATGCCGTGAATTTTATGGACTGGATTGTCCCCGCTAATCCTTTTACTAGGCGCACGGCCTTCCATCGTCGAATAAAATACGTGGTTTGTTTTAGGGTCACTACACCACTCACGGTAGTCCGCTTTAGACTTAAATTTTGGTTTTGTAGTTGGGAACTTACTAAGGTCATCTGTCTTGGATGTTTTTGTGTCGCGTAGGTTACGCAAATATCTGTAGGTCATTATTTTTGGTATTGGGTTAGAATTTCTCCCTCCGCATCCAGAGGAATATCACTAATCCACTCAGGAGGAGTGGACATAATTTGGGTAATTTTTTGCAGGGTCTCTTCGGCTTTATCTTCATCACACTCGCAGATTACTTCATCATGAACGTGGAAGATAATATTTATGTCAGCCTTGTCGATCTCTAACATCATGAAACTAAAAATATCTCTGGCCAGAGCCTGTGAGAGATTCTCAGCGAGGACTCCGCCCCACAAATTCATGATGCGTTTTTGGCCATTCCGGTTGATACTGGAGACAAACTGGATTCGTCCTTGGGCTAGAGTCTTCCGAAGATTGCCGTAGTTAAGAGACCTTCCTGACGGGAGCGTCAGGGACAGGCGACCAGCATTATACGCTTTATCGACTTGCTTGTCCAGTTTCTTCCAATAACGAGGAACCTTCGCGATCTTCCTCCGGTAAAGAGTAACAGCATCTTCAGCTTCCTTGAGGGGCATATCATACATCTCAGCAAACCGTTTAGCACCCGCACCGTAGCCGCAGCCTAATACGAGAGCCTTAACTTTGTGCCTCAGCTTTGCGTCTTCCTTCTTCAGCACTCCTCTATCTCCAGACCACAGGCCGAACTGGATAGCGAAGGCTTCGTAGATATCATCCGACGCTTCGATTGCGTCCATTGTCTCTCGGTCGCCGGATAACCAGCACAGCGTGCGGACTTCGATTTGTGAGAGGTCAACAACGACTAGCTTCTTACCTTCAGGAGCAGTAATCAAGTTACGCATGTTGACTCCGAACATACCTTCTCTCGGCAAGTTCTGGAGGTTGAGGTTCCCGCCGCTGCCACTGAACCTTCCGGTGTGTCCTCCGAAATACATGATGCCACCGTAGTATCGGTTGTCTGGCATTGTCGCGTAGTCAAAGCTATCGAGCTTCTTCTTGATCGTGTTGATACGCCGCCAGTTCGTCACAGCCTCGATCCATTTATATTTGTGGCCGTGTGCCAGTATCCACCTCTGGGCATCGACATCAGTCTTAGCTAGAGAGGCGGGCGGCTCGATGCCGAGATTGATGCAGTGTTCGTCGAATGCTTTTCGGCTAAGTAAGGGCTTTTCATCAGCCCAAGGAATCGCCTTCTCAGTTTCAAAGATGAGTTCATTGATTGTCTCTTTCGCTTTGCGGAGAGCGTCTATGTCAATAGGGATTCCCCTCTGAACGATACGTCTGTTTGTGACGCTGATGTCTCGCTCAAACTGGGACCACTTAGACTCGTAAGCCTTCCATAGACGGAGGCAGAGAACAGAGTCCTTGATGGCATACTCTTCTACTTCCTTCTGGAACTCCTTAGTCATGCCCGTCCACGTCTTACCTGACATGTTATCGCGAGTGGATTTGGAGATCTCTAAGTCAAAGGCTTCAGCAGTTGAGTTCTTCAACGATCTTGGCAGACCTACAGCAGCAGCCATGTCTGCGGTGCAGTGCCATTCAGCGGGTTCTACTTTTGGCCACCAACCATAGTTGATGCCGTAGAGGTAAAGTGTTTCATCAAATGATGCGTTATGGGACAGGACAATATTGCCGTTAAGCATGGTCCAGTCAAAATCTTCAGGGTGACCAACCCATTCGTATCCGTCATCGCCGACGATGCTCACCATATAGGCGTCGAAGTCGTAATGGGAAAAGTATCCTAACGGTCCAAGCTTCCGTATCGAGCAGTGCTTGTCGTAGTAGGTTTCAAAGTCTAATGCGTATGTAATCATATAAGTTTATTTGTGAGCAGAAAAAAGCCCGTCGCAAAGAGAAGACTAAAAACTCTGCGACGAGCTTGCTTTCTAACTACTAGTATTACGATTCCAAATCTAATTCGGTCTGCTCACCAGTAACATGATGGAGTGCTTCACGAACTACCCTCAACTTTCGCAAGTTGGCTCCGACTTGGGAGAGCTGATCCTCGACTTCAGCGATCATGCCGTCGAGCATCTTGATCTCTTCGAGAAGGAGATCACGGGTTTTTTCTTCTTTCTCTTCGTCAGTCATAACTACGCTCCAAGAAAGTTTTTAACAAAGGCGGTAACATCTGCATCGGCTTCTTCCTTAGTCACGGTAAGTGACGGATTAAACCAAGTGTATTTACCCTTACTGAGTTCTTCAGATACGAAGTTCCATACTTTGCTATGAATAGGAATTCCAGACTGAAGAGCTGCGAATGTTGCAAGACGCTTGTAGGTTGAACGGTATGCGTTCTTCCCAACATTGATCTTACCTAATGCGTAGTTGTGGTCGCCGATAGGCAACTGAAACGCATCATCATTTTCACTACCTTCAGGCTGACGCATGAGGAGAGTGATCTCGGCGAACTCGGTCATGTCCCACTCTGACTCTGCTTCAATAGCGTCAGCTTCGGATTTAGACCAAGCGATGCGGGGGATGTCCTCTTCATCGAAGGGGATGTTCTCCCGCCAGCCCTTCTGGGCAGCGACAGTGATCGTCTTAACCGGAGTGTCCGGTGGAGCGATCTCGTATGTCTTATCATAGAGAATCGACCCGACTGGAGCGTCAGACTGAGACATCTTTTGACAGACATTAATACGTGGAATCTCGATGTCCTCTACGTCGATTTCGATTCCGCTTACGTTGGTGGAGAGACCAGTGTTGGTCTCGGCAGCAACGACTTCTTGGGTTTTGGTGTTAGCCATAATATCAATTATTGTTGGTTTGGTTTATTGAGTCGCGACACAGTGTCGTTCGTCAGATGTTTCTACGATTCCTGCGTCTTCGCATTCGTCGAGGAAAGTTTGTTTGCTATCGGCTCCCGCTTTCTTGGCAACCTTGGCGAGCGGGATGTTAACTTGATCAAGTAACGTGTCCAGATCTATTCCATGTTTTTTTGCAATTTTTACAAAAGTAGCATTATCAGAGATCTTTCGGGTCCGCCCCATCGAGCGTAGTTTAAGCCCATCAAGCTGCTCGCCGTCTTTCAAAGCTGCTAACGTCTTCTTCTTAATAGACATAGACCAGTTCTCTACAATCTTCGCGATGTTGAATAGCTCAGAGAGTCTAGCCGGATTATCTACGTCAGTAGGGTCGATGTCCGGCAACGTGGTATCTAGTTTCTTAGCTACGCTAATAACGAGTCCGCCTAACGCAGGACAAGTATCTTCATGTTTACAGAACCTACAGTATTGCGTTGGAGTGCATTCCTCTAGCTCAGGCGTGCCAGACTCCCACTTAGGTCTAGTAGACTCACCCGCTTTAATGACACGGCTAAGGTCTTCGACCAGAGTAGGGAGATCGTCTCGCGTAAACGTGTGATGAAGGGTCGCATTGTGTTGCGGCACGTAGAACGCGAAGACGATCTCCTGAATGTCAGAATACTTCTGGAAGGCTCCAGTCGTATAAGCTTTGGCCTGCCAGTTCTTCTCTGGCGGATCAATGATCGAGATGCCTGTTTTGTAATCAGCCATGACAGCACGGTCGCCGCCTTTGAGGATCAGGAATCGGTCACAGGTTCCCCATGTCTCAGTGCCGTCTAGGGCAACCTCAACTTGGATCTCGTTTAGCTCCTCAGCGATCTCGCCGAAGTTAGCCATGAAGTCCTGCTCCATCTTAACGATCTGCTCGTAGATCTCATGCTCTTGTTCAGTGTGGAGAGCAGAAGGATCAAAGACTTCGAGAGCCTCGTGAATTCTGGTCCCCATCTCGGCAGCAGCCGAAGTGCCGTCGCGGCCCTGATACGCAGCACAAGCGGCTACATACTTCAGGCTAGATGGCGAGAACTCTGCGTGGCCCCTGCTTTGGTGGTCTGGTTGATTACTCATATGTATCAACTGTTTTTCATTTTTAGCATCTGGTCTGCTATCCCCCACGCAATATCGACTAGGTCTCTTTGATCGTATGCACAATCGAGATCCCTGTAGTGAAGTTTGGCCAAAAGGCCAATTAAAGCCTGACCAGCGTAATAATCCAGCAAAGTCATACTTTCCTCATCATCGAGAGCGAAACGACCGTGAGGCTTATGTTTTTCTTTGTTTTCCATAATTTTACTTTTTTCTACGTTTCTTTTTGTTTGTTTGGTTTCCTTTAGCATACTTACCTGTATAGAGGTGTTTGGCTTCAGAGGATGTAATTCGGTCATTAGATGACCTAGTGTGACCTGCGTATTTTCTTAATGTATTAACGTGTTTCATTTTTTTGTTTAGAGTTTTTATAAGAAGTCGCACATTGTTAATTTCTTTTTAACAGCTCGGCGATCAAGTTCTTTATCGGGGACAACGCCCCCAAAGCGTCGGAAAGATTTAAGAGCCGCTTTAATCCACAAGCTATTTTTCTTTTGAGCCTCCCAATTTTTTATGGCGGACTCCCAATCAGCGTTTCTTTTAAACGCCCTTAATCCAGCAGTCTCAGCTCCGCTATCTATATTTGCGTATCCCGTTATTTTCATTATATTTCAGTTTTAGTGGTTGATTTGAAGTGAGCTGGAGAAGTTACTCAATACGTCTTTAGCGTAAGGAGTAGCGTGCCAGTAACCGACTTTGTTTTTGACGCCGTTCTCCACCTCGACTCTGAGTTCCTGTCGGGTCAGGTTTAGTTTTTGCAACGCGACCATCGCCCCATAAATCTTAGCGCGGGAGGACTTGAATGCTCGGCCTACTTCTCCCGTATCAACGCCGTCCTTAGATGCGATATACGCGAGCATCGAAACACGATCTGTTTGAGTGATCCCAGCTTCCAGCAGGTGTGCTACGGACACCGCTATATTTTTTAATTGTGTCATGATTATTTTTCGACTCGGCTTAGAATGTCATCGACTTTCTCCTTTAACTTGTCCCGCTTACTAACAGTCCGACTGATCGCTTTACTAAGCATATCAATCTCGTGACGAAGCAACTTAACTTTCATCTGTTCTTTCGTGGTTAGGTATTTCTCTGTTTTCATTGGTGTAGAGTATTTAAGTTATCTGACTTTTGCTCAACAACACGCATAACGTGTTCTTCTATCGAATCGCTTGCAACCAGAATCTTCTGGATGGCATCACTTTTTGCTCCGTTGCGGTGGATGCGACCTAACGCTTGCAGGTGATCCTTGACGTTAAAGGTAGGTGAGATCAACGAGATCCGTTGGCGGTTACCGTTGATGTCGTGTAACGAGATTCCTGTTCCGCCAGCAGCAGTATTAATAACGAGAACGTGTTCTTCGTCCCTTTGAAAAGCGTCAATGACTTCTTGCCTGTCCTCAACTTTCTGGCCTCCCTTAATGCACATACATTCTAGTAACTCACAGAGGGTATCTACGGTATCTGTAAAATTAACGAACAACACAACGCTATGGCCTTGCTCGACGTAATCCTTAGCCATGTCCGCCATGTCCTTAGCCTTGAGTGACTCCGCTAGCTGGCGTGCGCGTAACAGGTTAACGAGAACCCAATCGCTATCTTCTACAGTTCCGTTCTCTAGAAGACTAGTGATGATCTCTGGAGTGATGCCGAGATCTTTATAAGCCTTAGCGATTTTAGCAGCGGAACCAAAGGCTATAGGCTCGATGAAGACTCGGTTCTCTTTAAAGGAATCGGGAAAGTCGTCCACCGTGAGACGCTTAACATTCTTGTTATACATGACCTTATTGAGATCACTGAGTTTGGTCTTACGTCGTAACTCCCATGCGTTCCATTGGTTCTGACTACATCCAAATTGCATCATCCAACTGAACCAACTCTTGAGACCGTCTGATGCTTTGTTAAGATTATGTAGCCCTAATGCGTAACCGATTGGTCTCATCTCAGTAGGGTCTTCTGCGGCGGTAGCGGACATCGCGTGGACTGAGTAGCCTTGCGTAACGAGTGATACTAACAACTGCGCGTTCTGCGTGTATGGTCCCTTACATTTATGGACCTCATCTACCAGCACCAACGTATCGGACGGTAGGTTCCACGTCATGATCTTCTTGCCGCGCTTAGACATCCACTCTGTTTTACCAGTCCTGATCTTCTCGTAGTTAAGAACGAAGAGCGGTTCTATACCAGTCTCTTTAAGCTCCCGCTCCCATGATGGAATCACTGCCTTCGGGCATAGGACCGCAACGGGTCTTTTTAAGACCTTAGCTAGATGGGCCGCTACTACCGTCTTACCAGTCCCGACATGGCTCGTGTCGAGGGAGTTTAAACCTAACTTATGTTTCGCTAAAAAGAAGTCGAACGCCTCTTGCTGTTTTGGATATAGTGTCTTCATTTATTGTCTATACACAGACAAATAATTGAGACGACTTACTATGTCCAGAAAAAGTTCAACTTTTTCTACTACCCCAAATATAGCGAGCGATGAGGTAGGCGTCGATCATGCCATCGTGCGGCGTCCGGCATCGTTTATTAGCTAGCCAGTTCTCAGATGGCTCTAGCTGGTTGGCAAGATTCAGGGCGACTTCTTTAGTCCTCCCTTTAGGGACTTTGCCCAACATAACTTTCTGCCACTTGTGAACGGACACGCGCATTATGTTTTCGTAGTCGTGGGACTCAGCCATCCCAACTAACTTACCAAACGAGATCGCCATTGATCGAACCGCTTGGCTGCTCTTAGCGTGTGCGAGCGGTTCTTCTACCGCAAAAATAAAAGGTGTGTTTAAGTCCATTATCCATTGGTGGACTTTACGGATATCAATCTCTTTCTTCTTCGACATCTGAAGAGTCGGCATCCTAATCTTATCAATGAGGCTACCGTCAAATTTAGATATTGCACAAAGTCCGCCATCTAATCCGTTGTCGATTCCGACGATCATACTTCAAGAGCCTCTAAAGCGTCTTGCTCTTTTTTGGCTTCCTCTATTTTCTTTTTAGAGGATGTGTATTGTTCCGCGAGAGGTCTGTCATGACCCTCCCACTCACCACCTTTTTCAAGACGCTTCTTATAAATAGCACACATCTCAAGGTGGCTTCCTTCAATGTCTTCATCACCCGTAATCCTAGTCCCCGCATAATCCCCAACACCACACATAGGCCCACTGTAAATTTCGCGGTAGGCTACTGCGTGGTAGATGTCTACTTCCTTTAGATCCTCTTTTTTAGCGAGTGGATCTTTTTCCCCCTTGCCTTTATATCTAGTCACCACATAGAAGTAGTCACTGATCTTTGTCTTGAATATTATATCGTTCATCTCCATAACACTTAAATTAAGATTTTTCAGGACAATACAAATTGTCGCACTCACCACCAGAAACAGGATTACTACAGGTGCCACACTCACGCTCCTCACTAAGCAAAGCCTTCGCAAGAATAGAGTAGTTCACCAGATCCTCACATGCGTCGTCTACTGACTCACCTGCTACCTTCAACTCCCCGTCGTTCACGAATGATTTAATCCGCATCAGTTTATCCTGCATCCTCAACAGCAATCCTGTAACCGGATGAAGACCTAAAGACTTAGCGGTCTTAAAATTCGCAAGTGCATCGACAGTGTTCTCACCACCGCAGTAGTCAGAGTTTTTTGCCCGCATAATTTCGAGCGTTTTCTTGCACGTAGATTCGTGAAGACGGAATAGGGTTTCGGGTTTCATTTTGCTGGTATTGAATCTCCTCTGATTAGAAGGCCATCGCCCTCTGCTGGAACTAAGACCCTGATCCCTTTCGGCAGAGACTGCAAGTAGAATACTTCACGGGCCGTTGACGGCTTCACGCGATACCAAAGACCATCAGCGGTATCTACCGGAAAACGGAAATCCGCTCCGTCATCTATTCGGGTAATGAATTTGGGACTTACCTCTGGTTCACGATCTTGGAACATTGTAAGGGTATTAAATCTCGTTTCCGGTCTCCGCGTCAATCGTTTTTTTCTGCCTAATTGCGCCTCCGCCTTTGTCTGCTTTGGAGTTATTTAGGATAGAAATGTCGATCTGCATCTTACTACTTCCGCCGCCAGTCTTAGCGTTGAGTCCTAAGTTACGCCTAATGAGCTGGTCGAGTTCTGACATCTCCCGAATCGTCTTAGGTCCACGCAGCGTCTTCATCGAATCACGTAGCAATTTAATTCCGGCTGCGGCGATGTAGTGTTGGTATTTATCAGCCGGAGAGTTCTGTGCTTCTGCGATTTCGTTCAGAGTAACGTCCTCTTGTTTAGATGCACGGAACCGTTCTTCAACAATGGCTGAACTCATCGTCTCGTTAAAGTGTTCTTCAACATCCTCTTTAAGCTGGTCCTTGTCAGAATCTGGTTTCAGGTGTTCTTCTTTGATGTCCGTATTGTGGATCAGGTTGTCGAGAACCTTACCTTCTACCATGTCTCCGTTCATCTTAGCGGCGACTCCATGTTTCTTTAACCACTTACGTATTGTATTGCGGTGGACCCCAATGTGTTGACCAATCGCGCTATTACTGTAACCTTCTTTGTTAAGGCGCAAGGCTTCAGCCTCGCACTCTCTAATAGGTTTTTCAGACATCCATTAAATTATGCCTTCCGAAGCAGAAAAGCGCAAGCGCGTTCTAGAGCCGCGCATCGACCCCACTAACAAGAAAATGGACGTAGGTGGCCTGATAATCCCACCGACAAGTCTACTGACCTCTCTATTATACGGATTCGCTCACCATCCCAACGACAAGGCCAAAGAGTTTTATTTCTGGAGAGTATGCGATGAACTATGGAATAGAGAAGAACTGCCGGAGAAGATGATGGTCCGCCATCCTTGGGCAGAGCAGATGATTCGGGCTGCTATTAAGCACAAGTATCTAGCGATTGGTGGTTCCGCCAGTAGTGGTAAATCACATACGATGGCCGCATGGGGTATCGTCCAATGGCTCTGCCAGCCACGAGACACACTCGTCCTGATGACCTCTACCACCTTACGGGAAGCACGAAAAAGGATTTGGGGTTCAGTCATGTCTTTGTTGTCCGTGATCGATGGTGCGCCAATCAAGATACGGGATTCAATCGGAAACGCCGCTTACGTCGATGAAAACGGCACGCTTATCGAACGGGCTGGATTATCACTTATCGCGGCGGAGAAATCTAAAACACGCGAGGCAATAGGTAAGTTTATTGGTATCAAGCAGAAGCGGGTAATTATGATTGGTGATGAACTTTCAGAACTTTCTGAAAGTATATTGCAGGCTGGCCTGACCAACTTATCGAAGAACCCCTTCTTCCAGATGATTGGCATGTCCAACCCGAACAGCCGATTCGACGCTTTCGGCGTATGGTCAGAGCCAAAGAAAGGCTGGGAGTCCATAGATACACAGACCGCTGACAGGTGGACCACGAAATGGAAAGGCCACTACCTCCGACTCGATGGGGAGCGCAGCCCTAATATTACGTTAGGAGAAGTTAAGTTTCCTTGGCTACCGACCGCTGAGAAGCTGGCAGAAGACAGGGCGTTATTGGGGCCGGAATCTAGAGGATACATGCGAATGGTCCGAGCCGTTTTCTTTGATAGCGACGAAACAACCGGAATCTATTCAGAAGCAGAGCTTATCAAAGGAGGTGCGATGGGCGAAGTCGATTGGGCAGAGAAGCCGACCGTCGTTGCCGGAATCGATCCGGCGTTCACGAACGGCGGTGATAGGACTATTATGTATACCGCTGAAGTTGGCTACGCTCGTAACGGCCAATACGTCTGCAAGTTAGGAGAAGCCATACACCTCAATGATGATGCCACAAACAAAGCGGTTCCCCGCACCTACCAGATTGTCCACCAGATTATCGATCACTGCAAACGTAGGAATATCTCTGCTAACAATGTGGCTCTCGACTCGACCGGAGCAGGTGCGCCCTTCTGCGACGTTCTGGCTGGCGAGTGGGAGAGTTCGTTCATGCGCGTTACCTTTGGCGGAAAAGCTTCCGACAAGAGAGTTAGTATGAACAGTCAGCTTACCGGAGCAGAACTCTACACTAATAGAGTGTCAGAACTCTGGTTCGTCGGCAAAGAACTGCTTCGGACACAGCAGATATACGGCGTAGCTGCGGATTTAGCTAAGGAAATGTGCGCCAGAAACTATGATATGACTAAAGGGACAGGCACGCTCAGAGTGAAAATTGAATCAAAACCGGAGTTCAAGGCTCGGTTTGGCCGTAGTCCTGACTTAGCTGATGCTGCGTTCCTTGCTCTCGATTGCGCTCGCCAGCGTATGGGACTCGTGGCCATCGACCCACCGAATGACAATAAGGATGCGGGATTCAGGAAACAGGTTTCGATTAAGAGTCTTAGTGGCGCTCTCAATAATCCCGATACCAGCTTACTCAGCTAAAAAACTTTTTCAAAACCTCTTTGGTATTTATCTATTACTAGATAAATACCAAGAGTATATAGAGAAAGTTTTTTACCGAAATCCCGAAGATTGACACTTTTCCCTAAAACCTGTATCTTCTGCCTGTGGCGAATAAGCGTTTCAAGAGGCTACCGTCTGGCCGTATCCAATATCATGGCGAGACCTTTGCGGGCTTTAATAAGCCGAAGCGTGCGCCAAAGGGATCTAAAAAGAAGTTCGTCGTATTAGGTAAAGAAGGCGACAAAATCAAAAAAGTCGGTTTTGGTCATCGCGATTATAGTGACTTCACAAAACACAAGAATCCCAAACGTCGGGCGAACTTCAGAGCCAGACATAACTGCAAAACTGCAAAGGACAAAACAACCGCACGCTATTGGGCCTGCAAAAAACTTTGGTAATTATGGCGGATAAAGATAAATATTATAAAGATGCTGCGGCTAAAGATGCCGAAGCGAAGGGTATATTAACCAGTTCCCGTATAACTTCTCAAGGTCAAAGAGGTAAGTTAAGTAGCATCTTGGCTGGTAGAACCAAGGCTTTTGAAGAGCGGAGAAAAAAAAGTGAAGAAGAGGACGCCGCGAGGAAAGCACGCCTTAAACAATATGAGGAACCCGAGGAACCCCTTGACTCATATGATGAAGCTGAAGCTCAGTTAGACGCAGCTTTTGACGCGTCAGCCGCCCGCGACAAAAAACTTGAAATAGATAAAAAAACAGGTATCGCCTCCGAGCTTAAAGACTTGTCGAAGCGGGGGGCTTTGACCTCCGACCTCCTAAAAAGTTCTCGAAAAAAAGCAATAGATGCTGGTGTATCTGAAGATCAGTTTAACACTTTCTTAGAAAAGAATAGGATCCGTGAGCGTGGTTCCCCTTTTTCTTTTAAGAAGGCTAAGACCGGAACAGGATTGTTTGACCAACCAGCACCAGACCCCACAGCAGCCGCAGCCGCAGCTCAAAACGTCATGTATCAAAGAGAGTTTGGGACTGAACCTAACGCTGCGTTGAAAGCGATGCAAGACCCTAATTACGTGACAGGGAGTGGGTCGTCTCTCCTGCAACCATCTCGTCCTATCGGACCTGCTAGTGGGAAGTTTCGTAGGGCGTCCGGTCGCCTGACCGGAGCTGCCGCGCAAAGAATGGCTTTATTAGGTGAGGTGGCCCGTATGAACGAGCCTTCTATCGACACACCCGCTTTACGAAAAAGTAGGATGGATTCACGAATGTTAGCCGCTGAAGAAGCTAATAAGCAAAACAGAATCGTGTCAGGTTCTAAAAATATGTTTAACGCAATGGGCATGGAAGAACCAAAATCGAACGACTCGATCCAGCAGCCTAAAAAGGCAGAGCAATCTGAGACCCAGAAAAGGGAACAGGCTCGACTTAAAAGAATAGCCGATTTCGGCAAGTCCTACAGATTAAAGTAATATGGCCATCGACTATAATCAAGACATCGCACCACTACGCCAGCAGTATTTTCCAATGCTGATGGGAGAGAGAGGTTTCGACCAAGCGATGAAGTATCGTCAGGAAGTCATCATGCCGATGCAGGCGCATACGATGAAGATGCAGCAGCAAGCGATGGCTTTGAAACAACAAGAGTTAGCTTTCAAACAACAGAAGTTTCAGCTCCGAAGAGCGCGTAAAACAGCGCGTCGTGAAAATGAGGCACTAGAAAAGATTCCAGAAGTAATCGAAAGTATATCGAATATTTCTAATGATCCCTCTAAAGATAATTTTGCACAACAAAGAGATTTATCGCAGTTACAGCTAAAGTATGCCTCTGTATCACAATACTCCCCTTTGGTTACCAACTTGTTTAACTCGGCTACTCGCTCCATTGATAACCAGAGTAAGATGCGCGAACGTGACGCTGGTAAAATTTATCAGGCAGCGGTCTCAGGAGTTTCTCCTGAAAAAATAGCGCAGCTTGCTAATCTTGATGGGTATGTATCCTCTTCAGATGAGATATCTTTGGAAATAGCGAAAGCAGTTAAAGAGAAAGGCTACGCCAAAACACAAAAAGAGCTTTCTGATTTCCAATTTGAGCAGCAAAAAGAATACCTAAAGGCTCAACAAAGTGAGGCTGAGTCTATCCTTAAAAATGTCATCGACATGTCCCCTGCTGAGGTCGCTAATGACTTGACTGCTGGAGGCACTTTATCAGCAGCGGGGATTGAAGCTATGAATTCTGCTGATAAGATTAGTAATCAAGAACTTACATTCGGTGATATAGAACGCAGCCAGTTAGAAACGAGCTATTTACAACTACTCCCGCCGCAAGATCGGATGCGGATTGAGTCAAGTGGTTCTCTAAGTCGAGCTAATTTCCCCGATAAAGATCTATACCGTGCTGTTTTAAGGAGAGCTTCTTCTATGGCCAACCCTGTTTTAGCTTCAAGGACAACAGAACAAAAACCTAGTCTTTCCAGTAAATTCATTCCTGACTCTGCCCGATAATCTAACTACTATCATCAACTACATCCCAAACCTCTTCAGCTATGTCTGATTTGCCACTAACCGAATTTGAAAAGAGTCTCTTTGAAGAGACTGAAGCCCCGAAACAAATTAAATCATTTTCTGAATGGTCTACTCAAAACGATGTAGCTGATGATGATCCGCAAAGCTTTCTAAGCTACGCGGACTTTATGCGTGAGTCGTTAGGCGATTCCTATGACGCTAAGTCTGAAGCTGAAATTCAGATGGGTTTACGTCAAGGACTCTCCACGATATCGGGGATGGATGAAGATACTATTGAGAAGACTCTCGCTCCTAAAGGAGCTGATATGCAGAGTAAGATGAACGTAGTCTTCTCTAGTCTTTCAGGTGACGATCCGGACCGTCAGGTGATATTAGATTACATGGCTGGTGAGGAAGTCATCGCGGAGCAAGGAGACGTAACGGAAGAGTATAAGGGGAAAGTTGCTTCCTTGATGTTTGAAGCTGAGGAGATTGTCGAAAGACGTTTTAATGAGACTAAAGAAGATCTCGTTAACACAAATCAACTTCCTTTTGCTTATGTGATGGATGAAGACGGTAATCAAAAGCTTTTGATTAGTGATACTGTAAGTGAGATGTCTCTCGCCAAAGCAGTGAAAGCTTCGCAGCTTGGAGATGTTTCGTATGAGAATGTTTCAGAAATCGAATCCCAACTTCGTCCTATTCCAGATACTGGTGTGTCTGTTTATCAGTTCAAGAAACTGAGTGAGATCTCAAAGAGTATTGAAGAGTTATCTCAGGATGACGCCTTTGTTTCTGAGCATATTGCTGGACACGCACGTCAACTAGCTCGTGAGGACGACTCAGCGGCAGAGTCTGTAAGTAAGACTATAGGTCGAGGTGTGTCAGATCTGTTAGCTGGTATAGGAGTTGCTGACGATGAAGTAGATGCTCGGCGAAAAAGAGTGTGGTTGGCTAGCCATAGTAGTTTTGATTCGGCTGTTGAATATATCACAGAGCAGTTGAACGACAGCGGGGCTAATTACAAGCCTTCAGATGTTCGTGACGCTTATGAAGCTTTAGTGGTAAGCTCCGGTTTTGCTGGTGGTTCTTTCGCACTCAGGCAAGACGCGACAGAAGCAGGGCAAAATTTAAGAAACACAAAGCTTGGGCCACAAATCAACCCCGCAGTTTTTGTTAATGATGAGCTTTTCGCAAAGACCTTAGCAGCCCACCCTGAATTATCTGAAGAGACTAAGAAAAGATTCATAGAGGCTCAGGACGAGATTCTTGCTGATCAATTCGGTAACTACAATAAAGTTCTTGAAGATTCTAGTTACGCTGATGAGTGGTCTGAAGCTCTCTTGGCTGGCCGTCAGGAAGGTAAAGGAGACGCCACTATTCTTAAAGAGTTCACCGCTAATGAAGAAGTATTTAGCGAGGTGGCTGCTAGAGCTAAGGGCATCGCAGCTTCTGTATGGGATGCTGTATCGAGTCTAGTTTATCTAGCCCCTACAGTATTTGGCTCTGATTGGGGTAAGGAAGGTCTTGTTGAGATGAGTAAGCAGCAAGCTAATCGTCGGCAAGTTGCCGCTATGTTTGGTGCTGAGTATGGCGTCGGACAAGATGTCATGGAAGCCGTGGCTCCAATGATTGTTGATATTGGTGCTACCTTTTTACTTTCTACAGCTACCGCAGGAGCTGGTGGCGTGGCATACTTAACTGCTAAGTCAGGAGCTAAGTTAACCGCTAAGGGTATGGTTAAGGGTATGACCAGTAATATGCTTAGAGCTACTGGTGATGTAGCTTTAAAAAAGGTAGCTGACAGAGCTGTTAAACTGGATCTTATAAAAGAAGTAGCCGAATCAGGCGCAGGAACAGCGGCAAGAGAGAAGACTATTGAAGCCTTGGAAGCTTATAATAGTGTAGTCGCAAGGAAAATGGGTTTAGCTGTAGGAACATTCGTCCCCGCAGCATCTCGTTCAACTGCCATGAGTTACGGGACGCTGTATACCCAACTTAAAGAAAGCAACCCTGACCTTCCCGAAGAAGACATTCACGACAGAGCCTTAGGTTTTGCTATGACTACGGGTGCTGTAACTGGTTTAATCACCTCTGCGTTTAGTGCAATCGGTAGAGGTGGTGTTGAAGACGCTTTATTAAAAGGTATGAGCTTCAAAGAAGCTAAAGAAGTTTTAGAAGCTGTTGCTAACACTGGAGCTATTACTAATAAAGCTATGTCAGGTGCGATGAAGACTGTCTTAGCAGATTCTCTTAAAAAGCACAGCGCACAGTTCTTACGCACTAGTGGTAAAATTGCAAAGAACGCCGTTGACGAAGGTCTAGAAGAAGGTCTTGACCAGCTTGTATCCTCGTTCGTTGAAGATGTAGCTCTTAACAAAGACACACCTATTCTTGAGAGGTGGCAGCAGACTATGCACGCCGCTATGGTTGGTGGTATCTTAGGTGCAGGAGTCCCAACAGTTCAAGCGGCTGCTCGAAAACTCAAAGTTACCCCAATGGACGTAGCCGACCAGAGCGCACGTCTTAGAGGTCAATTCTACCAAGATGTTGCAGACAACTTAACAAAGAATGGGAGTCCAACAACTGCCAATGAAGTCCTACGACAGATTGGAGAGCGGAAAAGAACTAAGATTCAACCCCCTCCTTTACCGACAGAGACAACAGAAGAGGACCAAACCATACTTAATGACCAAGCTGCGCTGAGTGAAGTGGAGCAAGAAAGGATTGCTGAAGCACAAGCATTAGAAGAATTAGAGAATGCTGAAGTTAGGGATGAAGAAAAGATCGCTACCAAGCAAGCATTGCTGGCAGATCTAGATAACAGGATAGCTGAACTTACAGATAAAACCCAACCTAAAGCTCCAGTCGAGATTAAGTTGGAATCAGCAGAAGACTTAGCCCAAGATTCTGTATCAGGGTCGCAGACTACCGCAGGTGCAACTCTCTTAGAGAAGATCGCAGATGTCAGTAGAGCTGAAGTAAACTTCCATTTTGGTAACGTAAAGAATAAGAAAGCTAAAAAGTTTTCAGCAGAGTTCGTAGAAGCTTCTGTCCTTAACACCGAACATATTGGAGTCGTCGCAGACAAAGGTTCTCCTCTGTCATTAGAACAAGGAAAAGAAGCTCAGGCGGGAGTCGATATTGATTTCACTGATCTCCAACGCACTCTCGCTACTGTAAAAGTAGGGCCAGACTCTGAGAATGTTTTAGAAACATTAAATCAGAAAGTCACGACCCACAATGCAGATTATCGAAGTGGTGATTTCACAAGCTCCAAGAGCTACGCTAGGCGGAAGTCTAGTAACACGCTTGAGTTTGATGACGTCCCTGTCAAAGAAGATCTAGCCCCCTTTGTCCAGAAGAAGGTTGTTGAATCAGCGAGTCTAGGTTACCCAGTCAATTTAACTACTTCTGACACACACGGTATCCCGATTCCTGAAGATGTGGACCCGCTTGCTCTTAGTGATTACGTCGCTTCTTCAGTTTACACAATTTACCCTACGGTCGCAGTAAAGAAACCTGCCTCAGGTTCCAGCTTTGAAAGTGTGTCCGTGCGGACACGGTTCAATCCACAGACAGGGAAGATCGAGACTGGTAAAGTTACTGGGTTCGTTGATGAGTATGGCATCGGTCAGTTCGATAACGACCCTGTCGTTGTGGCTGAGATGCTTAGGGCCAGAGTCCCTGTCTTTGTTCCGAAAGGGTTTTCTAATGTTAACCCTTCAATTCTTCTTGATGAGAATAATTATGTAAAGGATGTCATAGGATTAACAGCGGACGGAGCAGCTCTTGAATCTAAGGTTACTCCTGTTGAAGCCCCGCCGAAGTATTACTACAATAATGCAAAGACTACTATATTGGATAGCATCCCATTCAAAGCAGTTGATCTCCCTACTGGAGTTAAGAAGTTCGACGTTGAGAATGGTGCAACTACGGAGGAAGACTTTAGTAGTGTAACGGAAATCAAAAGATTCATAACTTCATTCAGCAAGGAGTTGGATAAGACTGGAGAAGAGCGGAATGTTGAAGCTCATTCTCGTATGGAGCCTCTCACCGACCCTTCCGACTCGGATGCTCAGAAACAAGCTATGGATGCTGCTCGCCAGCAGTTTATATTTAACGCAAGGATGTTTGAGTTGAAGCAGGACATTCTTCAAGACCCTACCGATAAAGTTGGTAAACTTCTTAACCGGATGGACCTCAAAGTAGATGCGGCCGCTAGCCGACTCTTACCCTTAATCTCTATTGATAAGGCGGGAGAATATAGCAGCAGCAAGATTCTCGAAGTGTTCATAGAGCAGAATGTTGAGAATAACCCCGCACTAAGTGGGACTGCACCTCCAACATTTACATCGGTTTTATCTAAAGCTGCGGATAACTTTAAGGCTCAAAAAGACTACGTATCACGAAAGTATAGAGACGTAGCTGCACTGACATTACCGCAAGACGGAGACCTCGATACCGATTCCAGAAGGTCTGATGATTACTTCAGTAATTTTGGGAGAGAGCCAGACGGCACACTTGCAGAGCCTGAAGTCATTGCTAACGTGATGTCTAGTTCTATTGATAATGCTATTGATGCTATCAATAAAGACCAGACCCTACGTCGATCTGTTGATGAGTTCGTTTTGAACAATGTGTTTGATGGTTCAAACGAGGTAGCAGAAGTCGTCAAAAGCCTCAGCCCCAAAGATCTTTTTGGGGTCATGTCGTCATGGATGGTTTCCAGTAACGGTCGGGTTCGTAAGTCAGTTAATAGTTTTGTATCAGGGTTAGAATCGGGATCTTCCAGAGGTATCGATCTTAGGAACGCCCTTATCGTTTCACGATTTGCTGGTCGGCCTAGAGGAGTTAGTCAAATAAACAAACCCGCCGTTGAAGAGTTCCAGTCATTGTTTGCTGAGATTACGGGAGATACTATAGGCTCGACGGAGGCATTAAATACTATGGTCGCCATTGATGGCGCACTCCGAACTCGCCTTTCTGTTTCTCTGTTATCGGAAGCTCAGAGACGTGGCATCGCGCAAGCGAACGACGTTGTTATTGCAGACCTTGGATTGGAAAGTGGAAACTCAGACAGTGTTGTATCTGCTCTTGGAAAGATTGCGAAGTCAGATAAAAACCCGAACCATAAGCTATTTGCTAAACTGTTGTTAGAGGATCAAGCATTCATCAAGAATGTTAAGTTTGTGATCGGGCAAGGCGATACCAACATTGCTGGTAAATACGTTAAGTCTATTGACGGAGACCATATTGTTTTCATTAACAAAGCAACTGGCAATGGTCGCGGTCTTGTAAACACTTTACTTGAAGAATACGCACATGCTGTTGTCTCTGATACGATTGCAGAGACAGGAAGGCCGTTGAACACAACGCAGAAAGCCGCGAAGAAAAGACTAGTCACCTTATTTAATAAGGTGAACGAAGCCTACGATAGGCAAGTGTCCGCGACAGGGAAACGTAATCCAGTTATTCAGGTTGGACTCGCTAACCTCGACGAGTTTGTAGCTCACTTCTTCTTGTCTCCTGATTTCCAGAGTTACGTTAAGACGTTGACTGGTCCTCGCACTAAGGTGTTTGATCGCACGCTTAACTCGATGGTTTCTATGTTCCGTGGTGTAAACACCAACGAACTCAATCAATATGTTAAGTCCTTCAAAGATGTTTTGGATCTAGGGAAGAACACACGCAGATCAACAACTACTAACGCGAAAGCATTAGGATCTTCTATTGTTAACGACGCGCTGTTTAGTGCGCCTGTAGAAGAAGACGTACAGGTAGAGGAGGAAGCCCCTATAGAAGTTCAGCCTGAAGCATTCCCAGAAGACTTCTTTGACCGCTTATCCGCGGACCAGCAATCTGACGCACAGAGCGTTAAAGATTTCATCCGCTCTCTTATCCCTCCTTCGATAAACATTAAGACAAAGATTGAGGGTATGGGTGGTAGCCTCGCTGCTGTTAGTAAGGATGAATCTACAATCTTTATTAACCCAATCGCACTAGCTGCTAAAGTTAAGAACAATAGTTATTTAGCTGCACGGGGTATAATTGGTGTGTCGATCAATGAAGAGCTTGCACACACCGCGAGCTTCAATGGACTGACACAAGCTGAGGTTGACGCATACGTAGAAAGTTTAAGCGATACTGATTACATCGACATCCTCGCAGAGTATACATCCAACACTAAGGACGAGTCATTTGCCAAAGAATTTCACGACGGTTTAAAATCTGAAGATCCAGAAGTCGTTCTCCAAACCAAACGGATTCTCGCTGAAGAGAAACTTAGAATGTATCTTCAGAAAGCAACTCGTGGTTTCACTACTGAAGAGGATACTCGTTTCTGGAAGAGCAATCCTTCCTTACTCGCAATACTAAAAAGATACTTTGCGGCAGCTATCCGTCGATTTGCTGCCAACCGTAGGCCACTAGGGGGTGCTGGTGGTGTGGCTCTGAATAAGATGATCAACGAGATGCGGGCTATCCAATCAGGTTTCGTCCGCCAGCCCAACATAAAATCTTTTGATGTAGATAATCCTGATGCAAACTTCTCGTTCTACGCTAGCCCTGAAGATAAAAATATAGATGATGAGATCCTCAGAGCAGCACCTGAAGGAGCCATTGAACATGTCTATCTCAGAGAGCAAGAGAAATTCAATCGGCTGCGTGAAGCTGGAGTGATTAAAGTTAGTCAGGACATTAGACAGTTTGCAGGACTAAACGTGCTGTTACACCAGCCAGACACTGCATTCGCTGGGGAAGTGACGTTAGATGGAGACACAATCGTAACAGGTAAGGGTGGTGTTTATTACCCTGTCCAGTTCTCTGATCAAGGTTACTTCTGGGCTTCGACTAGATCTAAAGCTAAGGAGATGGAGGCCGCTCTTAATAAGATTTCTGCCAAGAACAATGGTAAGATCTTGATGGCTTTGACATCTGCTGATGTTACTAAGATGTTCTCGTCAACAACGATGGCTGTAGGATCTATAAACTTCTTCCGAAAGCTCACAGATAACCCACGTTTCTATGGTTTAAATAAAGAAACTCTTAACAAGATACTTGTTAAAGCAGCTAATAAAGCTGAACACACGACGAATAGTGGGGCTGTAAAGAGATTATCAAGGCGTCTTAAAATCAAAGATGGACTCGATCAGAATATCAGAAACCTTCGGGAGCTTCTTGGGCCAGACGACTCAGTCTTCCCTGTCAGAAAAGATTTCGTGTCGGAGTTAGCTCTTGGTGTATCTGACACTCTTAGTTCTCCATCGAAAGATATGATTAAATTGATGTCGGATGAAGATAAGAAGAAAGAGGAGACTAAACAAATCCAAGCTTTCCGAATTGCTTCGATCCTAGCAGGTAGTAACGACTACGTTTCAAAAACTCTTAAAGATCGTAAACTTAGTAGACCCGCTATCTTACAGGGGCTGGGTGATATGTTCACTGAACCTTTCATCAAGACTTTCCAGCAATTGGACAGGAAGACTGGAAACATTTATGCCGTCTTAGAAATTGACGGTGAGGTGGAAGCGGTTCCTGCACCTGAGCATGAGAGCTACCCATTCACTATCGTAAGTAAAGAGAAAGGTGTTACACCTAAGATTAATGTTCTCAGTAAGTCTTACAAGTGGAACGAAGTATCTCACGATATTGATACAGATAAACCTGTTCCACAGAGCAAGCTTGATAGCTATTTCCCACCATCTAGTGGAGTTTCTAATACTAGCTTGAAGTTTGTTGAGCCGAATGAAGCCGCTGAGAGTAACTCTTTACCGTTACAGTTCGCTGCGCCTTCAGATCCTAACCCTCTTCAATCTGATCTTAATCTCAACCCAGTTGTTGATCTACTTGAGATGCCGATGCTTGAGATAGGCGGTAAAGGTCCAGAGAACAGGCTACTGAATTGGTTGAACAAGTTAGTAACAGGCGAGATCAGTGAACCTTTCCGGCGATTAATTGAGAACAGATCATTCTACCGCAAGGCGGCAGAAGATAATATGACTAAGTTCAAGAGGAAGATGGACCGTCTGATCGTAGAGACTTACGGAAGTTATGATAACGCCCCAATGGATCTTATTGCCAAAGCACAAGGATACCGATCCGACTCACTCGTTTCTGAAGAACGTCTTGGTCTTATCGATAAGGCGTATGACGAGAAGCTTGACGAGATAGCCTCACGTAGGTCTTCGGGTGTAATCACAACCGACGAAGCAAAAGCAGAACGAGAAGCTGCAAAAGAAGGTAAGAACAATATCATTGGTAAGGCGTATGACGAGGCAGTAAAGATTGCTGAGGAAGAAAGAAACAAAGCATTGCGAGACCTCGCCGCAGCATCACCAGATCTCGCTTCGTTCATTATTGAGATTCGTCAGAACCACATCATACCAATCCAGAAAAAGCTGGTTGAGATGGGACTCAATGATGATGTTTCTATAAAGGTTTCCAGAACTGGAGAGGTCTACCTAACTAGGGCTTACCGTATGTTCACCGACTCAAACTATCTTGAGATGGTTAAAGAGGATGCTAGTTATGCTGATGTTAGAGAAGCTGCGATGGATTTCTTTGAGGGTCAGTTTATCCGCGACACTGCTGACAAAATCAAAAAGGATGCTGATGAGAATAAGAAGCCGATGACCTATCAAGAAGCCAAGCAACTTGCTAGGCGTGAACTTGATAAGCTGAATCTCCAGAACCCTCACTACTCTTACAGGCAACAGACTCTGGATGCGTTCTTATCCCAATACGATTCAAAGGCTAAAACCAAAGGGCAGTCACCGTCAGGCTTTAAGATGATGGTTGATAACTTCAAGAAGAGATCTGACCTACCTAAACCTATCAGAGATCTTCTCGGAGAGTATGGAGCAGAAACTGGAACAGACTTAATATTACGGACCTACTCTACTGTTGCTAATATTGCAGCTCAGAAGTCTTTCCTTGAGCAACTTAAAATACAAGGGCAGAGAGAAGGTTTACTCATCAGTGCTGAAACTAAGTTTGCTACAGATGAGAGCCGCAAGAAGTATGCAGGTTGGGAGTCAATAAGAGCGGGTCAGACAGACGGGGCTAACGACCCGATGACTGATATGTATGTTCACCCAGAGTTTAAAGAAGCTTTGCAGCAAACTCTTAACAATTCTTACATTCAAGAATACGCTGGAACTTCAGAGCGTTTAGTTAACGGAGCGTTTACTTTAGCCTCTAAACTTAGCGGTAAAGCGATGGCTGCTAAGACGTTGGGTAGCGTTGGTTTCTACTTCCGTAACGCCATCGGTAACTTCATCTTCGGAACCTCACAAGGCTTCTTCAGGTATGACCAGATGTTCACTAGCATGGGCGGGGCATCCTTCAAAGCTCTGTTCGGGAAAGACGGTGAGATCGATCCGGTTGTTACTGAGATGATTGGTCTTGGAGTTATGGGAGACGAACTTCGTGCAGGGGTCATGAGAGATCTCCTCAACGGAAAACAGAATCCCGACGGTATCCAGAAAGAGCTTGAAGGGCTGATGGAAAAGTCAAAGCTTAACAAGCCTAAGAAAGTTCTAGCTGCTATCGAGAAGAAAGCTCAAGACCTGTCCGCCGCTCTAGATGCTGCTTACAAAGCAGTGTATTACCAACATGAGTTGGGGTATATTGAGAGGGCTGCGGCACAGAATCCTGAAGGCAAGTTCGGCCAGATGTCTCCGATGCAGCGTAAGCGTGAAGCCGCGAGGAAAGTTCTCATGACGGCACAGTCTTACAGCCAAGCACCTCCACTCATCACAGACATAACCAAGTCGCCACTTGGATTGATGTTTGCGCCGTTCCTCCGATTCAAGGCTGAGATGTTCCGTATTCCTTTCAACACTTATAAGCTAGGTTTAGAGGAATTCCGTAGTGGAGATCCGGTCATGCGTCAGAGGGGAATCCTTCGGATGTCTTCAATGACGTTCGTGTTAGCTGGTCTTTCTTCTGCGGTCCCTATGATTGCAGCAGCGATGACAGGAATAGGAGACGATGAACACGAGGACGAGGCCATGCGAGCAGGTATCCCAGAATATCTTCGCGGGCATACATTCTACTACTTCACGTTAGGTGGAAAGCTGACTTCATTCGATGCCACTTACCTTAACCCATTTGCAGGGACCGTCGATCCGGTTCTCCGCTCTATGGAAAAGATCAGGGCCGGAGAATACAGTGAGGCGGGGGCCGCTTTCGCTTTAGGGTATGTTAAAGATCAGTTCTTAGATACTCAGATCTTAGCCGGAACCGCGATCAACGCAGCTAACAACACTAACCAATCCACTGGCAAACCTATTTGGAACAAAGGAGTAGATGATCCAATCGATGTTGCTTACAAGCTCTTTGAATTCATAGCCAGCGAAGCTTACGCGCCTCGCATTGGTAAGGACTTCGTAAAAGGACTTGAGACTCAATCACTCTCTGGAATGATGGGTGAGCTTTCCAAAGGAGTTGCTCCTGCTCGTTTCCACGAGGTTGATCTACAGCGACAGTATGAGAGGTATCTCTTGGACCATAACAAACGATTCGCTAACGTGAAGAGTGAGCTTGGTCAGCTTCGACGCAACGTCCCGATGACAGAGGAAACGGTTCGTCAGATAATCGATGATAACATCGAAGCTCGCCGTAAGATGAATTACGAACTCATGCGGATAACTAGAGGATACAATTCTTTAGGTATCGATTCTGCCAAGATCGGCAAGACTATGAAGGATCTCAACGTGGGTAAGAAGCGTATGCAGTTACTGACTTACGGTTACATGGACAAGCCGCCAACCCTTAATATCATCGAGACTTTACTCAAGCCTCAAAACAAGGACTACGGCATCGAACGAGCCAAGCAAGTTGTAAACTATATGCAGACTCAAAATCGATATATCCCAGTGCGCCCCGTCACTGAACCGGAGTAGGTTCTCGCTTGGAGAATGAGATGATAGTATTTAAGTGGGAAAAAACAGATAGGAATTTCCCACTTATTAGGTTCGATTGGTTTGGGTCTAGACACAAAAAAAAGGAGGCGGGGATTTCTCCCCACCTCCTTCGGTGCTATGTCTTCAATGAATTGCGTTCGGAAATATGATCCGCGATAACCAGTCCGGCGGGTATCGCTTAGACCAAAGCAGGTTTGGCCAGACCGATTTAGGAGCCACCACTCTTTTGTAGTAGTCCTTCCCCTTATCAGGGTTACTGGGTAACTCTTTAACTGATCCCGCAGATATGTCGGGTAGTTGAAGGACACGGTAGGATACTCTCGCTCGCTTCCGACCGAAACGGTAGTAAGACTCTGCGGCGCAAAACTGAGCGTATTCTATGGTCCATTTTAAGTTAGCAGGAGAGCGACACACCCACAGGAGGGTAGGGTCGTTTTCATCTAAGCGATTCTCAAGGGCTTTAAATGCGAGATCTCCAGCTTGTTTGAGGGTTTTTCGTAGGTCTTTATCGCAAAGCTCGCGAGCCGATACGCAGGGATCTTGGTGCAAGATAATCATGCCCGCCTCCTTTTCTTTTGATCGGCACGCTCCCGCATCTTGCGGAGGCGGCGCGATTCAGTCTTAACCATATTCGCAGTAACCACGATAAAAGCTAACGGGGCCATGAGGATCAGGCCGATGATTTGTAAATAGTCCATATCTAGAATCTACTGACTGATTGAACTAAGTCGTCGATGTCGGCGGGTTTTGCGCCTTTTATCCTGACGAACCCTTCGATCACCTCATCGTATTCGAGGTCTCCAATGTGGAAGATCTCTCCGCCGATCCAACAAAATTGGTCAGTCTCGGTCTGATCCGCGAAATGCTCGACGGCTTCCGCTTTGTCGTCAAACTCATACCATTCATTGAACGGTGATGAGCCTGACGTTGCGGCGTGGTATAGTTTGGTATCATCGGAATGATACCAGTCCGGTTTGCGGGCTTGTCTTTCGTATTTCATATCGCTGATTTCATTGCTGAGAATTTAGTCTCGACCTTCTCGGTCAGCTTGGTCTTAAACGTGGCGTTCGGATACTGCCCGCGCATCATTTTTGATAACTTCTCCGACGCTTCGTCGGCGCACCATTCTTGACAGAACCCCTCACACTGACTGTAGAGGGTGGTTGAATACTGATCACCCACCCACGCAAGCGCACGGTAGGTGATCGTTCCTTCAAACGGCGGAGATGGAGTCACCTCGACGGTGATCTCCATCGGTTTATTGCTTAACACTTTCATTGGTTTTTCTTTTATTAGTTTATTTTAGCTCAGGCTGATTCCTGATTGCCGCACCCTGATACAGGAATCAAGGTGCGGGGGTCAGGGTTCATGGTTTTCGCTTACGTTTCGTGGGTGATACTCTACCTTTCGCATGCTTCGACACGTTGTTTCGTTGTTCGCGAACGAGTCTAGTGTCGCTAGTTTTGCAGCTTTTCATTGAATTTGCGTAAAAATTACGCCTTTTGCTTTTTGATTTCATGGCAGTCGATTTGGTGGCTTGTGTTATCTGTTATCTTTTTCATGTTAGAATGTGAAGAAGAGGATTTCGAGGATCTTACGAGTGATAGTATCCAGCCCGATCCATGAGACTAGCGCGAGAGCCGGAATGTATAGGACCGACACGATTATTAAATGTTTGCGTGGAATCATTTTTAATTGGTTTTTTGGTTTTATTGTTAAGAAGGATTGATCTAATCAATCCACCTAAGCCCTCGCCCTAAGGCGAGAGCAACGGTGGAGCGACTAGCTTTCCCGATAGATCGAGGCGACTTCGCCAAATTTGTAGAGGCTTGAGTGATACCCATAATCGAGCCACAAGACTGGAAGCGATGGTTCTTCCAGCTCTTCCCAGTCGCTCGCGAATCCATCGGTGATATAAACGATTCCCTTAGCATCAGGCGCGTTTTCCTCGATCCAATCGAAAGCAGGCTTGAATGATGTCCCCCAACCGCCGTGAAGCTCGCGGTCGATAGGATCGCCAGCGTTCACTTCCTCATGATGCCGAATGATGTAATCAACGTGCAAGACGTGGATCGTCTTCGGCGCGGCATCGGTTGAAAGCGACTCGATTTGATCAAGGGCGGAAGTCACGATCTTATTATTGCTGACTAGCGAGCCGGACGTGTCAACTACTACGACAAGCTCGCCAACATTTCGGCAAGATCTTTCATCTTCTACTAGTCCGGTTCCGGAATAATGCGCGGCATCGATGCCGTCATACTCGCCTCCGGCGATCGAGGAAGAAAGCCATTGCGAGAGGTGATCTTGCCAATCGATTTTCTGGAATTCGTTGCGAGTGTTTGCAACCGCTTTTGCGAGGGCATCGCTCCCGCCGACTCCGGCGATCTTATCCATTGCATCTTGCGCGGCGTTTTGCTCGATCGTTTCGTTAACTTCCTGATCGAATTCGCCGACCGTCTCGCCTTCCTTCAATGAAGGCTCAAAGAAGTCTCCGGAATGAATGTCGGAAAGATCATCGGCCTTGCCGCCTTTGCTGTCGCTGTCGCTGTCGCTGTCGCTGTCGCTGTCGCTGTCGCTGTCGCTGTCGCTGTCGCTGTCGCTGTCGCTGTCGCTGTCGCTGTCGCCTTCTTCCGGCTCCGGCTCCGCAGTTTGAAGGAGGTAATTGTAAAGCGAAACGGCGTCATGGCCATCGCTCAAATCGCGATCAAGATAAGCTCCTTCAATGATCGGGAAGGGGACAAGGCCGACCGTCTCGCGGTTGATTTGATCGATCAGGGCATTGACTAGATAGTCAACGGCAATGTTGGCCGTCTTCCGGTCGCTAAAGTCGCGGCATCGGATCGGATGGCGGAGCATTGCGTGAAGGGCTTCATGCAATAGCAAAAAGGCCGTGAAGCCTACCGGATCGGCGGAGCGGGCTAGCTTGTCGATCCCTTCGGGATTCAGGTAGAGGGTGCGGGAATCGGTCGCGCCGTAAGGAGTTTCAGAGGTTAACTCTCGCGGCATGGATAAATAGCTTTGATACCCAAGCCCGCCGTATTGGCGGAGTCTTCTTTCAGCTTTTTTGATCAGCTCTGACAAGAGAGGCGAGAGCGTAAGGCTTTCTTTTTGCTTAGTCATTTTATTGGTTTTACTGTTAAGAGTTATTAGATCCCAAATCCGGCGAGTAATCCTTTAGCTTCGGATCGGACGACCTTTGCCTTGTCGGCATGAGACTCGCGGGCGGCGGCGTCCGGAAGGTCATCCTTCTTCGCTGCCAGCCCTTCAAGCTTAGTCGCCAAGCTAGAAAGATCCGGCAAGCCAAGCCAATTTTGCTCGCGCATGTCGGCGGCAACCGATGCGACTTTATCAAGACGTTCCTGCCGCAATCGCTTGCCGTCAACAAGCTGGTCGATCGTTTCGGTTAATTCGCTAATACACGTCCGGATCGGTTGCGCGTGCGCGTTCTTAAATTCGCTTTGCACCTTCGCATTATTAGCGCGGAGGCGGGCGGCGACTTCATCGCTCACTTGATTCAAAACGTCATTGCTGACGCCGCTATCGACTGACCGGAATTCCATATCAAAAGAGAAGTCTGCTAGGAAATCCTCGCGAGTCGGCACGTCAACTTCGGCGGCGAGATTGCCAATCTCCGCAAGGCGCGACTGGATCAAGCTGTCGTATTGATCGCCGATTTGATTCAAAAGGCGATCAAGATTTGAGCGGCGGGCGTCAAACTCTTTCTGGATCGTCTCGACTTCTCGCGCCTTAATATACGTGGCTCCGGCTATTTCATCGACGGCCAAGCCTTTCGCCAGCTTCTCTCCGGTCACGCCTTCCTTGCCTTTTCGCAAGAACGGCGTCATGCCGTTGATCAACTTAAACGCCTCCTTTACAAGCTCCGATTTGACGACCTTAACGGAAGGCGCGTTTACTTCCTTTTCATCGACGCCAGCGCGGCGGCAGATTTCAGATAGTTGCTTCGGAAGTGAGCGAGTAAGAGACGGCTTGGCAGTTGAGACTTTAGCGATCAAGATTGAATTTAATTCTTTCATGGTTTTAGTTTTATTAGGTTTAGAGATTAGAGGTTTTAGAGGTTTAGGTTTTGGAGTTTAGATTGTGCGGGATGTAATTCTAGCGGGATCCCTGCCGCCTTTGCGGCATTGAATGACCAGCTCCGCATTTCGGGATCGAGTGGCAGCAAGATCTTTTCAATGATCGGATCAAGCTTGCCACCAGCAACGGCGGCGGCGGGATCCTTTCCGGCTATGTCGATCGCTCGCCGGATCGCACAATGGGCGATTGCGTAGCGATCCTGTGGACCATTAGGAAGCGGAGCCTCTCCGATCAAGATTGACTCCATGAGCGGCAGAATCTTCTTGGCCAGCGATAAGAACGCCGTGCAAGCATCGGCGGCAGACTGGCCAACGGCGGAGGCGATCACTAGATTTTGCAAAGCGGGATCGGATGGCCAGTCGGAGGAAGCCTCCGCCTTGATCAGGCCGGACCATTCTCTTGGCTGCGGGTAAGGCTCGCCGCGCCATGGCTTCGGCGGAGCTGGACAAAAGAAATCGGCCACATCGGATCCGGCCTTGCCGCAATACGACAAGAAAGCGGCGATCGGAGAGGCTGCGGCGGCGGATCCTTCATGATCCCGCCAGCTTTTGACAGTCGGCAACCATTCAACCGACAAGGAACGGCCAACGATCGGAGCCTTTTCCGTGTTGCTGGCGGCGGCGTCTTCCTTCCGGTTGCCAGTCAGGATTACGAAAAGCTTCGGCGGCAACTCATGGCTGCCGACTCGCGGCATGCCGTCCGGAGACTTGATGCCATGAAAGAGGCATTGGATCGACTGATCCCAACTGGCAAACTCATCAAGGATGAGAAGGAAAGGATCGTCGCCGACCTTATCACGGAGCGGCAAGTCGATCGGTTTTGTGCGCCAGCTTTCACGGCTCGCGGCGTCCGGCATAAGTTGGCCGATCACTTGGGAAGGAAGCGATCCGGCGAAGTTAACGATCGAAACTCGATCGGCATTGATGCCAAGACATGCCGCAAGATCGGCGGCAATGGTAGTCTTTCCGCCTCCGGATCGGCCTAGGATCCGAAGGTAGTTGCTGGAAGCCTTTGCAGCTTTGGCGATGGTTTCAAGGGCGGCAACCGTCTTGGCGGTTGGTGTTTGGTTTGTAGTAGTTGCTTTCATAGCTCGCAACCACCAGCTGACTGGTAGCTGTGAGCTATGTCCCGCCGGAGCGGGACTAACTCTCATCCATGATTCACTGACAGAGCCGGAGCCGATCGCCTCTTATCTAGGCTGATAGCGTTCCGGATTGGCGCGGCAAGGATCCTCTCCCTCTAATATCCGCCGGACTCTTCGCTCCTTATCTGAGCTGATCGAGTCGGGGAATGGTGAGCTGATCATTGCGGTAATCATATTTTTGGAAAGGGGATCTTGTCGCCTTTCCCGCTGGTGATGGCTGGCGAGCAATTCAAAATGCTGCCCTACCGTCAGGCGATCGGGGAGGATCTTCTAGAGATCCGGAAGGATATTGACTGGCCTTCCCCTCATCCGATGGCCACTGCGAACTTTGCTTGAGACCGATCGGGCGTCACCTCGCGGTGACAGGGGAAGCCTCGTTTAAAATCGATTATCAGTCAATTACTTTTCTCCTCTTTTCTTCAATTACTTTTCCTTTTCCCTTAATCCCTTATCACTCAACCGTTTACAGTGATTCTCTGCCTCTCTCGATTTCATCACTATATAGTACATAGTTGGCGATTCGGGAAACACTGTTCAAGGAAACAGCGAATCTCGCAGGATCGCGTTTTGAAAAGAAATTGAATAGGACCAGCCAAAGGAGGTAAAACGCGTCAGATCGCATTCTGAGGCCAGCGCAAAGAACTTGAACTTTGACAAGCAAAATCGAATCTTTTTTATCTCGATCACCAGCTTTCTAGATAGGCAATTCTTTTTCTCTGATTCAGGCTACGTCGAAAAGGGTAGGTGATTCAGGAAACGGGAAACATCGAATCGGGAACCGTGTTTCAAGCTGATGCCGATCGACATCGCCTCGCCTGCTCGATCGTCCGGAGAGTGCAAGCCTGATCCCCTGACCCTGATTCCCTTATCCCTGATCCTGATCCCTCTATTAAGAAGACGCATCGTCGCACCGCGATTCGATGATAGTGATTCGTGGCTCGGGATTCGGGATACGCCACGGGTGGGGTCTGGATTTTTCTGCGTGTGCTTACATATATAATACAGTGTATAGAAAAAAATTGACGGGGGTCCAGCTTTTGATTAGAGTTGGGCATGGCCGAATACGACCCCAAAAAGAAAAAGGAATACTACCTCAAGAATCGAGAAAAGCGTCTCGACTACCAGAACGAGTATTACCAGAAGACAAAATATAGCTATTCTCGCAAAATAGAGATAAGCAAAGTCCTTGAACCGGAGCAGTATGGAACATTCAAAAAACGTGTAAGTAACTACAACAAAGAGTATTACCGCAAAAACAAAGCTAAAATCATGGCTAAACGAAATGCTGCAAAAGCGGCAGACCCCAAATAAAAACTTTCTCTATATACTCTTGGTATTTATCTAGTAATAGATAAATACCAAAGAGGTTTTGAAAAAGTTTTTTTTACGTATCTCAAAAACACAAAGAATGAAAATACCAGAAGGATGGAAATCGATAGCTGGCGCGGCGCAATACGCGCTTTCGCCAGACGATTATGTATATAATCTTAAAACAGGAAAACGTGTTAAGCGTCATTGGTGGAATTTACGAAACCATTCGTATGTCTACGACGACCACGGAGATATGAAGTGGGTTAATCACACCACACTAACCGTCGAGAGGTATGCCCTACCGGACGACGAGTATGTAGTGGTGAATGGTTATCCAGATTATAAGGTAACGCCGTACGGGGCAGTGTGGAAATATCGGAACACAGGAAAGAGATACCGGAACAACCCCTTTATAGTGGGTTCTGAGCTTAGAGGTAAGAAAGAGTATGTCCGCCTCAAAACCGAAGACGGCCGCGCCCATTGGGTCCGTATGGAGAAGATCATGGAGGAGGCTTACCCAAATGATTGACATTGCCCGCCAAATCAATATACTCGCCAAGTATGTCAAACTTAATTGACTTAGACGGCCTCGACTTAGGGAGCCTTGATGAAAAGGGTAAGCCTGTTGAAACACGTCTCAAGGATGTTAAAGCTGCTATAGGTATCTTTGCAACCTTGCTCCGCGCTGATGAGAAGTCTGCTGTTAACCGTTCTCGGATCGACAGTATGTTCGACGGCGTTGCACCTTACAACGAGTCGCAGTTAGCGGCTAGTGGTCAGGGACTCAAGACCAACTTGAACTTCGGCGAAGCGCAGCGTCTGCTAGACATCTCTCTTTCAGCCTACGTTGACCTCTACAGCTCTTTAGAGAAGCTAGTGGAGGTAAAGGCTACGACGGGCGAGAGAAGCGAGACAAAGCCAAAGGAGGACATCGTAGCGGAGGAGCTGACAAACCTCTTCCGCCGCTGGCCGGAGTTTCACTCCAGCTACCTTCGTCTCTGCACACAGTTCGTTAAGCACGGCGTCGGTATTGCCTACTTCGACTCACCAGAAGACTGGAAGTTCCGTGTCGGCGGTTTCGCAGACATCTTGATTCCACGTCAGTCAGCCGCTTCGGAGAACGGTATCGACATTGCTGTTGGCCGTCGCCAGTATCAGCTACACGAGCTATACCACTTTATTAAAAACGAGAAGGCCGCTAAGGCGGTCGGCTGGAACGTCGAAGAGGTCAAGCGAGTCATGATGGAGAACGTCAAGACCTCGGGCCGCGCCTACACGTCTGGCAACACATATTCTGATTACGAGGCGCTGCAGGCAGAGATCAAGAACAACGATCTCTACACCGGCATCCAGAACCCTACCGTTGACGTGCTGCACTACTGGGTGCGCGAGATCGACGGTAGCGTGAGTCATTACATATCCGCTGAGTCTAGTCCTAAAGATTTCCTCTACAAGAAGGTCAGTCGCTACGATACACCTGAACAGGCGTATATCTTCTTCACTTATGGGGTTGGTAGTAATGGCACTTATCATTCGATTAGAGGACTCGGCCAGCGGATCTTCTCCCACGTCCAGACGAGTAACAGGCTTCGTTGTCAGCAGATTGACGGAGCGATGTTGGCGTCGGCGGTGATGATCCAGCCAGAGAACCAACGCTCGTTGGATGAACTCAGCTTCACTTTCTATGGCGCGTATGCAGTGATGTCACCTAACGTGCGGATTGTCGAGAAGGCGATTCCGAACTTAGGAACAGCAGTCCAGCCAGCCTTGCAGGATCTGACGCAGCAGCTCTCGTTGAACACCGACACGATGTCGCCGTATGGACCGAACCAGACCTCGCCATACAAGAACCAGATGCAGGTTGTGGCGGACATGGATGTGGCTACACGGATTAGTGGTTCAACGCTAAACCTATTCTACTCAAGTTGGACTCGCCTTATGCGCGAAATGGTCCGCCGTATTGTTCAGGTCAAGCGGCCTGATGCGGCGATTAAAGATTTCTTCGACCGTTGTGAGAAGCGGGGCGTAGATAAAGAATTCATTAAGAAATTAGATGTCGCACAGACCAAAGCAGTTCGTTCCATTGGCAATGGATCGCACGCAAACAGACTCGTCTCGCTTCGCGAGCTTCAAGGAATTAGTGGCCAATTCGACGACGTTGGTCGCCGCAACCTTACTCGTGACATCGTTAGCACTCGTGTCGGTCACGACCTCGCGGATCGCTACGTTCCGGCGCAAGAAGACGACAGGCAAACGGTAGACACCAAGATTGCTTATCTTGAGAACCAGCAGTTGCAGCAAGGCCAGCCAGTTCCGGTTGTCTCTAGCGAGATGCATGGCCAGCACTTGCAGCTACACGTTCCGTTGTTGCAGCAGTTCATTCAGGCCATCAACGAAGGACAGGCTGATCCACAGCAGGTTCTTCCGGCGCTGCAGGCACTTTACCAGCACATCGCTGAGACCGCTCAATACGCTGCTGGAGATCCTGCATTGGAGGCCGTAGTATCGAACGCGAAGCAGATTCTACAGTATGCTGAAGAGGCGATCAACAACACCATGAAGGCGTTGGAAAAGATCCAGAGAGAACAACAGCAAATTTCTGAAGAAGAGGGTGGACAACCTGAAACGTCTGAGGTAGATATGAAGCTACAGAAGGCGCAAGTCGATATGCAGATTACGCAGCAGAAGGCTGAACTAGACATGGCTATCAAGCAAAGAAAGTTCGACCAAGAGCAAGCGATCCGCGATGCCGAAGCCGCCTTGAGGTTTCGTGAACAAGAATAATGCCAGCTAAAAAGAAAGCCACAGTTCCAGTAAAGCTGGAACACTGGTTCAAAGATTTAAAGTCGGTTACAAGGCTACGGGAGCTACTGGACGACCTTGCCCTGCAACAAGCAATCGCAATTTTAAAAGAGGCATCTGGCCCAACGGTTACGTCGTTGGACGCAGACCCGCAAGCGAACAGCCATAAACTGGCTTGGTATGCGGGATACAGAGACGCCTTTAATGATCTGGAGAAGCTGACTCATCGGCCCTCCACCACAAAAACTAACCAACCAGACGAATGGACGCACCTGTAGAAGCAGCCGTAGAGGCCACTGAAGCCGTAGAAGCACCAACTAATGTAGATGCTTTACCTGATGCCGCTGAACCGACTTCATTTGAAGCCTCGTTAGAAGCAGCGTTTGCTAACCTTGACCAAGCACCCGCAGAGCCGGAGCCTGTTGCAGAAGAACCACCAGCCGCAGAGCCTGAACCGGAACCAGTTGCAGAGGTTCAGGATACAGAGATACAGGATACAGATCCAATCGAAAATTTAACGGAAGACATCGGTGACGAGTGGACTCCTAAAGCGGCTAACCGATTCAAGGAACTCAAGACTGAGTTAAAGACAAACCGTTCTGAGTTGGACCAGTTGAGGCAGCAATCTAAAGAATATGAGTCAAAGATTCAAGAACTGACGGGACTTGCTGAGAACAAGGACGTTGAGCAGCTACAAGAGACGCTCGCTCAATACGAGCAGGAGAAAGCCCTAACTAATCTGGAGCAGACCCAAGCGTATCAGCAGGCGGTATCGCAGCCGTTGGAAGCTCTTGTTGAGCAGGCAGACCAGATTGCTGACAAATACGAGGTAGATTCTGATGCTTTGATTGATGTGTTGTCGTTGGATGACCCACAAGAACAGGAAGAGCAGTTAGCAGAGCTTTTACCGAATGCTAGTGATCGTGATAAAGCTAAGATTTACCGGATCATGGAAGACATTGACCCGATCTTACAGCGACGAGAGCAGCTTTATGAGAATGCGGACGCGGCGTTAGCAGAAGCGAAACAGCTTGAAGAGCAGCAACAAGCTGCTACAGCCGCTGAAAACGCCCAACTGAGGCAGAATATCACTAAAAATGTCGTCGAAAGAGTCCAACAGAAGTTACCATTCCTCAAAGGAATCGAGGGTCTCGACATGTCAGCCATCCAGCAGAAGGCATCAGAGACTGACCCTACTGTCCTCCATCCTGTTGACCACGCCTACAATGCGGTCTCAGCCCAAGTGTTCCCGACGGTTGTTCGACAGTATCTTGAAATGAGGAAAGAAGTTGAGTCATTGACTGACCGACTTGCTGAGTATGAGGACGCGGAGCCAGCGATGTCTGGTCAGACGAAAGCACCAGCAGCCGGAGCCGGAGTATCAGGTAGCGCAAGCTTTGAAGAGCGTGTGAACGCTGCTTTGGGTGCCGTGTGACCCCGTTGACAGATCGCCAGACAGTGTTAATATGCGCTTATCAGTTGGGTTGCTCTAGCCTTAAATAGTTCTAAACGACTGGTAAAGCACATAGAAACTCAGGTTGCTCTAGCCATTGCATAGTTCTAAGAGGTTCGCCCTAAAACTCTTTAGTTTCCGACCACGTTGGCCGGAAGCGCAAACCCTTATTTATTTAAAACAATGTCTTTTGATCTCGGAAATGGCACAGGAGCCATCAACACTATTCTCGCTGAAGAAGCTAACCGCATCGGCAGCGACATCTACTCACGCACCCTCCACACCTCTCCTTGGTTGGACCTCACTAAGCAGACTGCTTTTGCTGACGGAATGGGTTTCCAACAGACTACGCTCGTTTACGACCGTGCAATCACCACTTCCGATAGTAGTGGCGGCACAGCAGGCGCAAGCTGGTCTGATATCGGACAACTTAACGCAACCGCTAACAACTTCGGAACTGGTCTACTCAAAGACACTGCATCTGATGTCAACGGAGCGCGCGACGCCCGTTCTTATGTTCAGTTCAACAAGTCGTTGAAGACGTATAACCTGCAACGTGCTGTTATCGAGTCTCCACGCATCTCGCTTGAAGACCTTCGTTTTGCAGCACACCGTCAGGAGCAGCTTCGCGCCATCATGGACATCATGACGCAAGTTACCCGTAACACTTGGGAAAACCGCTACCGCGAAGAGTTCGAGAAGGTCTCTGCTAACATTACCTGCTGCCTTGCCGCTGGTTCTGTTACCCGTGACACTGTTGACGCTGATTCTGATAACGCTTCAGACGACGCCTTTGAAGGTGTGTTGATCTCTGACCTCGACCTCGCCAATTCTGGCGCATCGAACGCTGACATCACCCCTGATGCCAACATCTCTAACGCAGTACTTGATGGTCTTTACTACAAGCTTATCCGCGCAGGTGCTGGTAACAACTCCTACGGTCGTGAGAACGGTCGCCCAGTGTTTGGACTCGTCCTTTCTTCTGAAGCTTCTTACCAGCTCCAGACTGAAGCCGGATTCCGTGATGACGTTCGCTACAACAACGCTAAGGTAAGTGACCTGATCGCTCCACTCGGTATCGAGAAGTCCTTCCGTGGATTCTACCACCTTGTTGACGATCTTGCTCCTCGCTTCACTATTTCCAGTGGAGCAGCCACTCGGATCGACCCTTACAGCGTAACTGGCGGTAAAGCTACTCCTAACGCTGCTTACGAAACCGCGACTCACGAAGCTGCGTTTTTGGTCCACCCTGAAGTGTGCGAAGCCCAGATCCCTAACCCACTAACTGGTGGAAATGGTATCAGCTTCGACCCTGTCAACTACCGTGGTAAGTTTGACTGGAAGAACATCGCTAGCGAAGATTCCAACCCTGACGGAACCATCGGATTCTTCCGTGGTGTTCTTGCCAGTGCTACCAAGCCCATTAAGACTGAGTTTGGTTATGTGATCCTCTTCAAGCGTGACTCCAGCACTCCTGCTGCCTAATTAATCTAGTTGAGTAGGGGTGGTTCGCTGCCCCTACTTAGCGTAACTTATATAGAATTATGCCAACACTAGATGACGCACCAACTTTGGAAGCACTCGCCACAGTAGAGCTTGACGCCTCAAACGCAGGCACTCCAACCACCATTTCTACGAAAGACCTCGTCCTAATCTACGATATCTCTCAGTCGAAAGTTAAAACGATTAGCATTTCAAATCTCATGAAAGCTATTCAGGATGGTATTACTCCAAGTGAGACTACAGGCACAGCCTAATCCCGAATCACGTAACACTTAACATGAACCCCGTTGCCTGTCTCTAAAACGGGTAGCGGGGTTCTTTTTTATAGAAACAATTATTATGTCAGAATTCCCATCAATTAGTTTTTTAAATGCAATCGAGCGAAATATGTCAGGAGGATTTACCCCCGAAGAACAAGTAGCTGAAGGCCGTCGGATTGCATCAAACCCAAGAGGGGTAGACGGGACTGCCCGTAAACTTGATACTCTTTACAAAACCCTACTTTCAGGGGATTATTTAGAGGATCTAATTAGCGCCGCTGAGTTGGGTCTTGCCGACGCAAATGAAATCGCTATAAATCCGCGTAATGTCCCTGAAAAAGGAGGTGCGCGTAACGTAGCTCTGGCTTCTAACAGAGGGCAAATCGACAGAAAACAGAAAGAAGTAGATAGAATGCAGAATCTTTTCGATGTCTTGAGTAAAATCAAGTCAGGTAGTCAAGAAGAAGCACCTCCTTCTCAAGAAGTTGTTGAAAAGCCTAAGAAAGTCGCTAAGAAAGTCGCTAAGAAAGTCGCTAAGAAAGTCGCTAAAACTGCACCAGAAGAAAAATCAGGTGTTTCTGCCGAGAAAGCTAGCAACGAAGGCATGGCAGGAGCTTTAAAATCTGAAGCTGCACGCCAAGCTAGCGTAGCAGAGAAAGCTAAGGAACCCGTAACAAGGGGCGACCTAGATCCTGACATGCAAGACATGATGGGGACTACGGGGGTTGATCCTGACGACTACGACTTAGCTGGCGGTGCTGAAGAGCCTGAAGTTGATTACACCCAACAAGCAGTTGATCTGTTTAAGACGGTCCACGCTACTGAGTATGACCCTAAGTCCAGCATGGACAAAGGCAAGCTTGAGAAAATGAAGTCGATGCTTGCAAAGCAGGGCGGTTTAGGTGACATGTCTGCCAACCAATTTGCTTTACAGGTTTACCGTAATTCCTAATGAACGACGTATATCAATCCGAAGATTCTCCTCAGCATGAAAATGCTGAGAAGGATCTGGAGATGATTCAACAGCAGCTTTCCAATGTGCAAGCTAATGTTGAGGCACTCCTGCAACAGTGTGGCTGTGGCTCGCCTAGGCTTTCAGAAGCGTGGGTTCAGTCAAAAGTGACGCTGGCTAATGATTATCTGGACACGGTTCATTCCTACGTTGTGAACGGCGGGGATGCCAAACCGGACGCTGGACAAGGCGACTCAGATAAGGTAGGCTTCGTCATTGCCGTGGAAAAGGCTATGACTGATGGCAGCAGCAAAACATAACATTATTGTAAGTCGTGGCGAGGATTTCTCGTTTACGTTAACTGTTTCAGATTCCACTGGGGCAATAGATTTAACTGGAGAAACCTTTAAAGGAGAAATCAGGCGCGGCGGTGGGAAACCACTAGTCGCGTCTTTTTCGGCTACTATTCTAAATCAGACCGCTAACAACAACGCCGACAGAGGTAAAGTTTTAGTTCATCTAGATAAAGATGAGTCGATAAAGCTTGACGCTAATGTAAATTACAAGTGGGATCTGTTTCGTAAACAAGATGACACTGGGACTACGACAACCCGCCTAATTTATGGTGACGTGAAGGTTGAGAATAATATTACTGATACCCCGATTACCTAATGGCTATAACAGTTACAGAATCAAATCGGCACACGTTAACCGTAACCGATACCGACTTTCAGCTCACGCTTCAATCTGGTCCAGCGGGTCCGGCAGGTCCAACAGGCCCGACAGGCCCAGCTTCTACTGTTGCAGGACCGCAAGGCCCACAAGGGGCAGCAGGCCCAAACTCAATCACGAGTTCGACGACAAGTGATGGCACCGCAGATGTCGATTTAAGTGATGTGACAGCCTCTTCGATAACAACATCCACCGCTTTAATTAATACCACCTTGCAAATGGCAGGGGACCAAGTATTTCTAGACAACAAAAAATTAAAGCTAGGTAGTGATGACTTGCAGATCTACCACGACGGTAGTAACAGTTACATCAAAGAAGCAGGCACAGGCGGTTTGTTTATACAAGGTGATACTACAATCACTATAGAAAAGACCGACGGCGAGAACATGGCCGAGTTTATTCCTGACAGTGCTGTTAATTTGTATTACAACAATGTGGTAAAGTTAGCGACGAGTGCGACAGGTATCACAACTCAGAGTATTTATTTGAGTGGTGATATTGATCTCCAAGACACTTCAGGAGCTAACTCAGGTAAAATTAAAATAGGTAGTGGTGACGACCTACAACTATATCATGACGGAAACCAATCGATAGTAAATAATCTAACAGGAGACTTATTTATAAGTAACCTGTCTGCTGATACAGACATAGTTTATTACGCAGATAATGGGTCTGGTAGTGTAGCAGAATATTTTAGATTGGATGGTGGTTTAGCCTCTTCAGGAACTAGGTATACAACTTGGCCAGATAATAGTAGAGTAACATTTGGAGCGGATCAGGATCTCCAACTCTACCATGATGGTTCTAATAGTTACATAGACGACAGTGGTACGGGTAATTTAAACATCAGAGCAGCCAACCTGAACCTACAGAAATATACTGGCGAGACCTTCATCGCGTGCGTAGCAGATGGATCGGTATCAATATATCACGATAATGCGCCCCTCTTACAAACAACCCCTAGTGGGATTTTTGTTACTGGAGTTGTCCAAAGTGCAGTATACCCGTTCAGTACTTTATCCGGTATAGCATCCCCCGCCGCAGGTATGAGGGCGTTTGTTAATGATTCTAACCAGTCGCTAGCTTCTCATCACGGTGCTATCGTAGCTGGTGGTGGGGCGCATTTCGTTCCTGTATACCACGATGGTACTAACTGGCGTATAGGCTAAACCTAAAAGATAATGGCTCTTAACCCATCACCGCAGAGACAGTCAGTCGTTACGTTCCCTACACCGAACGTCAACGACATATTATTCTTTGAGTCTGTAGACGCAGAGCGGGTCGGTACAGAGATACCGGAATACGGTAGTAAGCACCCTGACTATAAGAAGTTTCCAGACCACCGATTAGTCCACGTAGAAGCAGCAGATAATCAGACCCGTTACTACCGTTACTACTATGCGGCTGACCAGCTTGATCAGGATAATGACAACTGGTCCTACAGTGAAGCTGACATCGGCGGCACTAAGTTCGATGCTGTTTCCCGTGACTATGTGGTCCGCCGTAGCGAGTTTAGCTCTACCGTCCCTGCAATGGGGTCAACGATGCCTGATACTCCAACAGGCAAGTTCAGTGGCACACACGTTCTAGCGGAGCGTAAGCAGATTCCCCTTAACGACAAGATTCTGAATGGCCTGTATGTCGTCGAGCAACGGGTCTACGTAAAGAAAGTTCCGTTGTCTCGTTTAGACTTTGATGAGTTCTTCAAGACGACGAACGAGACTAAGCAGATTCTTTACTATAAGGGAGAAGCGGTAGCAGGGTCTACTATTGAGGCATTAGCAGGTGCGCCAGACAACGCCTATTGGGGCATGGATTCCGGCACGATCCGCACTATTCAGCAGTTATCGGATAACTGGTATGCGGTGACTGAGCAAGAGGTTGTTAAATGCCCTGCGGGAGGTATTAGGTCAGACTTACAAACAACAGCCCGCCAGTCCATCACGTCTGCTGTTACTGGCCTAAGTCCTTCTACAACCACTCAAAAATTATTCAGCACTTACCAAACGGGGTTTGGTATAAACCCTACTTTAGTTAGAAACACAAGCTGCTGGGCGCACAACTTAAAGGGGGTTACTGGGTTCGTTGCTTGGAATAGTAGAACAGTGTCGGGTGTAGTTGGGAAGCAACTAGGGGGCGTCGCTGTTACTCCTCGCCATATTTACTTTGCAGCACACGCTAATTACGTCGTCGGAGACACTGTATTTTTCTGCTCAAAAGAAAATGAAGTGTATCCTCGTGTAATTAAAGGCGTTAAACTAAACGACAAGTATTTGACTGCGGCGCAGTCGAATCCTAACACACATGACTTTGATTATGGGATTGCTTTATTAGATAAAGACTTACCGGCGTCCATTGATATTGTTAAAGTATTACCTAAAGACGGTTACCAATATTTTCAAAAAGACGAATTTACTGGGTTTGAATGGAGTTCCCCCCAAGCTTCTGAGGAAGTTCTTGTAATGACTACGGATCAAGATGAGAACGCCCATATCCGTAAATTAAATAAACTTCAGTTTGGTACTTTCGATTTCGATAATCCTTCGTCGAGTGTCCATCGTGCGTATAAATTACTACCCGCTTCATCGCCTTACGATACTTGGGATGAAAATTTCGTGGGTGGGGATTCTGGTAGCATCTCTTCTTTAGTAGTAGGGGGTGAATGTGTCCTACTAGGAGTAATATCAGGGCATCCGACTAACAATCCCGATAAACCTCAAGGGGCATTTGTAAGTGCGCCCGTTAACTATAAGGATATTAATCAACTCATTAAGGACGTTGATGTTGCTTATGCAGCGTTAACTGCTGCGGATGATAATCTTGATAACTACTACAGCGATGGGTATCAACTCCAGCCTATCGACCTCGTCTTTGATTACACGAGTCACCGCCCTGAAGAAGGTATTCAAACTACGGGATGCGCTAAATTGCGCTATGAAACCGTAGTTAACTACGCATTCCCGCCGATCTTGCAGGATGTTCAGTTTGACACATGGAATTTGCGTTCAGGCGGTGCTAGAACTTATCCTAGAGTTTTATACTCAAGAGGATCTTTTAGAGGACCATGTAGGGCGGTTGTAGATATTAGTTGGTCCACGACTCAACCAGTTGGGTTACCAACAGGGAAAAAACCAGCACCAGAGCCGATCTCTATACAGAACCCATTATTCACTTTGTCGATCCCACCCACGCTGCATGAGGCTGTTAACTTTACTGTAAGTATTAACAGTGACGAGACTTGGAATAACACAGGAGCTAATTATATAAAGAACGCGACCAACGTAACGTCGTGGGAGCCGCATATTATTTCATCAGAAGTGAAACCGTTTAGGGGTGGGTGGCTCATGGAAACGGTCACTGTGTATCCTCCGTCATGAACCCAAAAGACAGCTCTGACATTCCTCTACCAATACCGTTAGAGGGTGCGCCTGAAGGTCCGCGTGATTTTACGGTGGCTTATAGTGACAATTATGACGCTACGTCAGGAGATGTCAGCCCCGAAGATCCAGCCTATAAGCCCTTTCCGTTTGCTTTACGTCCTGCCCCTGACGAGAAGATCCACATCTATTTCGGGGTTCTGGTCCACCAGATCAACCGGATGGTATTCAATACGGACGGGTTAGTGTCCCAGACTGGTGTTAATAACCCACAAGTCATTGTCCCATCTAATTTATCCTCTGCTGAGAACCGATACAAGTTCTACACACTAGATTGGCGTGGTGATGTATATTTGTATTGGAAAACTAACAGTTCTGGAGCTGTAACAGAATGCGAAATTCGTGGACCAGCGGCCCCACCACAGCAAAGTTTACCTAACGAAGGAGGCGAGGGTGAATTTTACGTTAAGATCGGTAATGTAGCCTCTGGAGACCCACCTACGTCTATATCATCTCTAGATCAGAACATATCTACTGACGTTTACTGGTTAACAGCTTTTGGAATCCAAGAAGAGTCTTCTAACGGTTCTACTTCTGATTCTACCTCCGGATCAGATAAGTCTACCGCTATTGTGCCTATGGACTGGCATGACAAAGGATACGGCGCGTTATTCACGATGGAATCCAATGAGGTTCTCTTTGAGTTCGTGATGAGGGACGTGCCGTTAGAAGGATCTAAGACAGTAGCCCGAATCGATGACAGGTTCTTAGCGGTATGTGAACGTGACTCTATGGTTGTTACTGGTATATCTGGAGACAAGCTAGGGCCAGTTGGGGCAGTCATTAAGGACAACGAAGTTATATTAGATGCTTTACCAGTTTCCTTCTTACGGCCAAACAAGGTAACATTGAAATTGACCGGAACCCGTAAAGGGTTTAAAGATTTTGATATGCCAGAGCGAAGCAAAGAGCAATTCATCGCTAACGAGAGGTTTATTAACTCAGCTTATCCTAGAGA